CTGCTCCTATGAAAAAGGTAGTTGCCGAAGCAGAGATTCTTGATGTTTTAGCTATGCCTCCTGAAGATTTATGGAAGCTTACAGAGAAAGAATCCGGAATCCGTAAATCTTTCTTCGATTCCTATTTCAAGAACAGAAAGATCGCTTATGCCTATAAGCTTGGAAAAATCACTGTTTTCAATAAGCCCCAATCTCTTTCTCACTTTGGCTTATTAAAAGCACCTCAGTCTTTTGCGTATGTGACAGGGAGATAAGGGCATATCCTGGCAGAACCAAAAAACGGGTCTTGTCAATGACCCGGCGATGTATCCGCAGTCTCCTGTACCGGAGGATGCCATGTCAAAAGCATAGTCTGGAAGACGTTATGTACGTTATGCGGAGACGGAAATCAGGTAAGTTACTTCATAGCAACAGAAAAGAGGAAACAACAATGAGAGATTATGAACCAAATGCAGAACTTCTTATCAACTTCTATACCGAAAATTGCCGCACGCTCAATAAGGAAATCGAGGCTCTTAAGGAAGAAAACAAGAAGCTGAAAGAAGAAGCCGAATACCGGAAAGTCTGCACTGACAAAAATATAGAAAGATATGAGACTTACAGAGATGCTCTCAAGGCTCTCCGATTCACGGTCGGCGCAGACGGCGAAATCATGGTACGCAACAGCCGGATCAACGAAGGCGATATCGGCTATGCCGATCTGAAAAAGTACCTCGAACTTCAGGAGAAGATAGACCATGACTGTGAAAAAACCGACTGAACCGATATCGCCCTTTCTCGAACTGGACCGGGAGGGAAACATCCGGATCTACCGAGACGGAGACCACCCCTTCCTGATATCCAAGTCGAGAGGAGAGCTTCTGGCTTTACGCAAAGAACTGGTCGAGATGGGCGAGATAAAAGACGACAAAAGACGATGAAGAATAAGTGCAGAATACGGATTGCTGAGGCGGGGCTTCGGCCCCGCTTTTTCTTTGGTCGGAAGGCTCGGGAAGTGGCTTGGGGGAGGAATAATATGCTCACAGCAGAGTTAGTAGCTGTTCGTGTTTCGGTGTACACCATGTTCGCACTTCTGCTGATTTCCGCTCTTAGTATACCACCCTGCAGGAAACGGTAAGTGCGAAAACTCCCGAGGTTTTATTAGTACTTGGTATAGATTATATATATACATATATATGTATATATATAATTTATACCAAGTACGTAATAACCTCTTCGTTTTTATTCTACATGAATAATTTATAAAAGTGTCTATAGAAATTTTGAAAAAACGAAAAAAAGAAGAGAGGTTTTATATTTTTTTCATATAGAATAAAATTGGACAAGTTATTACGTACTTAGTATATATTACATATATACTAAGTACTAATAAAAGTGCCGGAGTTCTCGCAGGTATGGATTTCGTATAGGATTGTGGTATAATAAGGGCGTAAAAACGGGGCGACAGCCCCCTGTCGTGGCCATCTCGATGGAATGTCGGGACGGCAGGCTGCCATCACAGTTCCGGGACTCAGGACTTAGGATTCAGGACTTAACTTAGGAGGCACAGGCATGAAGCAGAGAAAGGCGGAGAAGGTCGAGGTGAGGCTTCTTCTTGACATGTCGAGGGAGAAAGGCAAGGTGATGGTATCGATGAGGATCAACTCAAGGTATTCCTTCGCCTTCGCCTTCGACCGGATTGTGAGCGCCTACTATCATGCTGCTCACGAGAGGGATGCATGGGAGCGTCTTGCCTGTTCCCTGGAGTCCGCCTCCGCGGAGTACTTCGGGGCGGCCGGCTCCGATCTCTGTCTCGGTGCGCCCTTCTTCCTTGAGATGCAGAAGTCCTTCGTCCTCACGCCTTCCTCTGTGAGAAGTGCCATACGCGCCAAGGACAGCCGGGGAAAGCCAGTCTATAGGGCTCTCCCCGTCCGCAAAGGCGGATGGGGCGGAGAACGCGTCAGAAACGCCTCTCAGAGGCTTTCGGAGGACGAGGAAGCTCAACTGTCCAAGGCATGGAAGAAAGCCGTCCAGGAGGCCGCAGAAACGCACAATTTCATGAAGTACGCTCTCTACGTGGATGTCTGGCGGAAAATCTACGGTCGCCCTCTCCCCGCCTATCCCCCCATGAGGGAGGAGAAACGGTTCTACCGGGAGGTACACGCTCTTCAGAAGCAGATGTCTCAGGACTCCTGAAACGCACCTCGCTTCGATTGCTTCCCGCGCGTTCATGCGATACAATAATGGCATACAGAAGCATTGCTGATTCGGCTGTTACGGTTTACGTTTCTAAGGCATTCGGCTATCGGAGGTATTCACATGGCAAAAAACAGATTCGGCGACGATGACTGCGCCTCTACCGGCAAGGATCACGTCTTCTCACCTGAGCATCCGCCCAAGCCTGAGGAAGGCGGCTCCTTCGTCTTTTCGGACGAGGAATTCTATAACAGGGTCCTTGATGCCGCCTGTACCTTCGTCCCCGTCAAGCGGGCGGCGAAGCTTTTCTTCATGTCCGACAACGAATTCGACAAGAGGTGCAGAAAAGTCTTCCACGGCATGTCCGCCAACGATGTCTTCGACTTCTGTGCGAACAAGGCCGACATCGAATGCCGGAAGCGCATCAACGAACTTGCCTACGACGGCAACAAGTCTGCGCTCGACATCTGGACGAAGTACATCGACCGCATCCAGAAGGAAGAGGCCAACGATGCCATGAAGATCGCCATCGTCTCTCTTCCCAAGGCTTCCGAGATCGCTTCGGGAAAAGATACTCACAGCGATGCTGATGGCACCGACAACGGCGGCATTGGCGGCAATGAAGATGATGACGGAGGTGTACATCTCGATGGCAAGGAGTGAGAATTCCGATCTCTTCCGGCGCGAATTCGAAGCAGCCGTCAGAGAACGTACTAAACAACTGGGCGCGGAAGGGGCTATCGCGATCAACTCCGACTTCAAAGTTCGAGTACGCGCAATGGTCAATTTGCACCCAAGAGAGCTGAAAATCGACGATAATCCTATAAAAAATCCAGAATTGGTAGCACCTCGTGAGATGTCACTCCGGTACCAGACATTCTACTATTACAAACGCAAAGGGACGAGACTTCCGAGGAAGGAAAACGAGTATTATATCGTCAGCGCACCGTTCTATGACCTGCACCATTGCCGATACGGATCGTACGAAGACCTTCTTGCTCGTGGCGGTGAATGGGCCAAGTGGCTCGTGACGTATACCAACCTGACGCCGAGACTGTTCGAGATCGCAAAACAGAACGAATGCGCATCGTTCCAGCTGGCGGTGAACTGGGAGAAGCTCGCCGAGGCACAGGGGAGCGACATCTTCACCTTCAACGGACTCGTGAGGAAGATGGTGAAGGAAGAAAGAGCGCAGAAGGACAATAATAATAAGGATAATAAGGATAATAAGGATAATAAGGATAATAAGGATAAGGACAAGGAGGCAGAGAAATGACGGTGAACGATTACCTCCGCGCAAGGGCACTGGGAGTCCTTGGCAACGTTGTCCAGGGCGGATCGCCTGCGGAACAGGGACGACTGACGTTTATCAGCGACACGCAGAGAATCGCAGTCAATAAGATCCGCACCTATGATATATGGTATAAGGGCGACAGCGCAGAGCTGAACAACCGGTATAATAAGGAAAATACGATCGGGTTCAATTACGAGCCTATTTATTATGAGAACGACCGTAACATGTTCTGGGCGGTGGCATCGACCGAGAAGGACATCAAACGCACACACAGCGGAATGCCTCAGGACATCGTCAACACGCTTGTCGGGCTCGTGGACAGACCGGTGATCAGCGTAAGCCGCAATACGGGAAACGAAGAAGACGAGGACGAAGGCGAAGACGAGGAAGAAGGACAGGTTGATCCGGTAACAGGACAGCCTGCTCCGAAGAAAGTCAAGATCGAGAAGGATACACCGGAGACCACCATGCTCCGGGAGATTTTCAGTGAGAGCGGATTCTGGGATGTCTACACCGGCGTACAGATGCCGATGACGCTTGTCGAAGGCTGGGGATGCTATAAGATCAGCTGGGACCTCGCAGTGTCCGACCATCCCTATATCACATACTACCGTGCGGAGAACGTGGACTTCATGACGAAGTGCGGGAAGGTGATCGGCATCGTCTTCAAGGACTGGTACCGTGGGAAGAGGGAAGGCGACAGATATCTGGTCACAGAGCTGAGATACCTGAAACCGAGAAGAGAGCCGGAGACCGGAAGAATCACACGCGACCTATATATGGAAACGCGCGCGTGGAAGGTGAGCGGCGGAGACGGAGAACAGGATACCGTCATTTACCAGGACGGGCTAAGCGACGTCCCGGAACTGGCGGGGGTCGAACAGGATCTCATGATCAACGACTTCGACCAGCTTCTGGCCCAGCCGTGCATCTTCTACCAGGATCCGACAGACGACTGCAGTCCGGGGAGATCGATCTTTCAGAACAAGATCGACCTGTTCGACGATCTCGACCAGGAACTCTCGCAGCAGAGCATGTGTGTGAGAAAGAGCACGCCGGTCGAGTACTTCAACAGCGACTTTCTGGAGGTCGACCCGAATACAGGACTTCCGATCCAGCCGAAGGAATACGACCGCAAATACGTGTTATATAAAGGCGGCACCACGATCGACGGTACGACGAATACGAATCAGCCGGTGCAGGTCACACAGCCGAGCGTAGACTTCTCGAGATACGGTCAGGCGGTCACCGATACGGTGTCTCAGATCCTCAGCGGACTGATGAGTCCCGCAACGATGGGCATCAATGTCGCCGTGCAGAGCACCGCCCAGAGCCAGAGGGAGAAGGAGAAGATCACGATCAGTACGGTGAAGCATATCCGCAACCGCCTGAATACGATCCTGACGGGAGTCGTGAACGCCGCGCTGGCCGCCGAGGAATACATCCGGACAGGTCAGATCACACAGAAGAGATACGACGTGTCGATCAAGTGGGCCGAGTTCGCATCGATGAGCTTCGAGGACAAGGCCGCCGTGCTCACAGGTATGCTGGACAACGGGGACATCAGCCCGAAACTGTATATGCAGAAACTGTACGGCGAGTCCCTTTCGAAGAAGGACTTCGACGACGAACTCAGATACCTCACCAAACTGCATGATCCGGATCAGGGCGGAATGGGAACCGAGGCAATGGGTCAGGATATGAACCAGGGCATGGATCAAGGCATGGGAATGGGAGACCAGGGCCAGGATCAGAACGATCCCAATAAGATCGCCCAGATGATCGGGCAGGGCGGAGGCGATGCTGCCGCCGTGCTACAGGGCAAGAGCAACCCGAAAGGCCCGGCCGGACAGAACGCTCCGGGCGCCAGGAAGCCTTTGAAACAGAAGGAATAGCGTATGGGACCGGTCGTCGAGAAGTGGCTGATCGAAGCCACGAAGACGGTGTACTCCGACATCGGAAGACCGTTGCGTGAGATCTATACGAGATCAAGGGATGTGGCCGTGCGCTGCATCCCTTATCTCAATCCGCAGGAAGCGGCATACCTGGCACAGGCATGCACCGATCTGGCCAGGAAATGCAAGGCGAGACTGAGGATCAAGCCGGACGAAGACCTCGCCGTGCTCATGGCAAGACCGTTCATGATCAAGCCGATGGAACACGCCGCCAATGTCATGGACAAGAGACTGCAGACGAAGGCCAAGGCGGCGATCCTGGAAGGGCAGTTCGGATATAACCGCCCCCATGCTGTGATCTTCTATCTCTGCAGCTGGCATCAGAAGCCGGCGGAGGGGCATAAGAATCTCCAGGGGAAGATCTACGTCGACCGTTTCTGGCGGCAGACGCTCAGAGATACGGGCGAGGAATACCTTATACCCGCCGTGCAGAACATGATCCGTGCAAGATCGATGCTGACGGTTCAGGAAGCCACACAGGATCCTTACTGGCTTATCTACCGTCCGTACTGCCGCCATTACTTTGTGCCCGTGCCTACCGATGAGGTCATGGGATCGGTATCCGACCGTGAGGTGCTGATGAACCACCCCGAGGCAAGGATGCATGTCCACCGTTCGATGGACGACCAGACCCGGAGGGAAAAGTATATAAGACGCCGTGCTACCATATCCGGAAAACTGCAGAAGATCCGGGACCGTAAAAAGACCCCTTGAACAAGGGGCCTTTTCTGTTTCCGCCGTATCCGGGCGACGATCGGAACCCGGGCCAAGCCCCGCTTGACAGGCGGGGCCGGGGTTCGGACTAGTGGGAATATACCGCGGTTATCTGTCCCTTGCAACGGTAGCAAACGTTACAATGGATGCATTGCATGCCGGTTTCTTTGTGCTCGCTACTAACGGCCCTACAATGCGGCAACATGGCAAGCGCTTTTTGTTCCGCCTTGGAAGCTCCGCCGTCGTCGTAGGCGAAGAAGTTTATTTCCTTGTGATAGTCCTTGAACATGGTAAGCATTGAGTAGAGATTGTGCCAAACCGAGATATTGACTATAAAGTTAGGGGCGAAACTTCCATGCTTTCTAAGGAACTTCAGTACATAAGTGTAACGTTTCGTATAGACACCGAACCAAACGCCGGGATGCCGTCTTGCTAAGCCGTCCATTCTTTCGAGCTGGTCGTATGTTTCGATTTCCCCGGAAACGTTCCAACGGGACTCGAAGACTTTCTTTCTAATGTTGAGGTAGTCGTCAATGAGAGAGAAGAATTCTTCGGGGTCGTTTCTAAGAAGCAGCGTATTCTTTTCCCAAGCCTTGCGAACGTTTTCATAACGTATTGCGATTCTTTCAGCGTAGCAACATTTATAGCATTTGCCACAGAACCCGCCGCAAGTGCCGGGAACGTCCGATAAAATAGTACCGTCTTTAAGAGCGATCGGGTGGTTCTTGTCGCCGGGCAACGTCGAAATGTTTGCAATGCCTTTCCCGGTTTTCTTGTTGCCGTTTGTGATAGTCATCGACTTTCTTATTTCTTTAAGCGTCATTTTCTAAGCTCCTCCATGAGCTGGTAATAGTCTACTGCTAGCACTTCATAAAGCCAACAAAAACAAGAACAAAAATAAAAACTTTTTTCCGATCCCGGAAACCCGACACCACCTCCGGAGAATACGACACAACGCCGGCGGAAAAGAGCACGGCGGGGGGGTGCGCTCCGATGGAAGCCGGCACCGATCAGACAGAGCCATATAAGAAAAAAATAAAAAGTGCTTGCAATAGTGATAGCGATATGGTAGAATACCGGTAGTAGGAAACAGCCCTACAGCTACAAAAAATAGGAGGTTGACAAAATGAACACTGGCAGAGGCGTCGTTCCGTTCCGTAAATTAGATAAGGAAGCCGATGAGAAGAAGAAAAACGAGAGGTTCGTTGTCCGGGCCGTCTACAATCCGTCGTTCGAGCCTTGTTCGTTCAAACCGGGAGATACGCTATCGGAGGACTATCTGATCGACCTGATCCGGCATCATGGAGCTCACATGAAACTCGACAGGATTCTGACATTCGAAACCAGACTAGCATGCTATCGCTTCTATTGCGACAACGGTATCTTCCTGATTCTTCACGACCTATGCAGCAAATTCGAGTTTATGAATGAATAAAGGGGGGATAGTAAAATGCCTAAAAGAAAACCGAAAAAAGTCCTATACGTAAGACTCTACGAGGAAGACGGCGACATCGCCGCCTTCATCGCCGAGTCCGGATGCATCAATCGGTCCGCGTTCGTCAAGAACCTGATCCGATTGGGAATCCGAGAGAAAGCCAAAGAACCGGAAAAGGAAAAATAAGGTACAGGCTGCCGACATCGGCAGCTTTTTTCGTCCGCCGTGCACCTTGTTCCGAAGATCGTTTTCGACGCTGACCGTATGGATCCTCACACCGAGGCATGATGCAGGCTGCGGATGTGATCCTGACGCGTGGAGATCCCGGTATCCTATTCCGCCGTGCTCCGGATCTGCGGGCATAAAAACAGGGGGTGTCCCCCCTGTCTTCCATCGCCGGTGTCTATTCCTCCGCTATTTTGCTTTTTTCTGCAGTTCTCGCTGAATCGTATCCCGAATTTCTTTTTCTTTAAGGCGCTCTGTTGAGGTAGAGCGCTAGAACCTCAGAAGACGATTTCCATGCAGACAGATAAACTGCTCTTCTACTTTTTCTTTGTTCTTATACAGTTCGACATAATATTCGCCATACTCATTTGTCTTATCCTTATCAGTAAAGACATGGCCAATTCTGTTATATAATTTTATTGCACCAGTATTGTTTCTATCAACATAGCAATAAATAAGATTATATTTATTTTTATAATTGTTTATTATATGCAAAATAGTCTTAGTACCAAAGCCTTGATTTCTTTTTTCTTTGACTATTTCAAAATTGCTGAGTCCTAGAGCTTTTATGTCATCATAGTAAGTAAAGGTTATTTTACCGATGGGTTTTTCACCAAGATAAATATCAAAATATTCACTATTGTCCTCTTTATATAATGATACCAAGGATATTAGCGTCTTCATTTCTATTCTCCTTTAGATAGCACTCTGTTGAGGTAGAGCGCTAGAACCTCAGAAGACTAGTATAAGTTAGGGTCGTATTCGGCGTATTCGGGCGGAAATTTCTTGAACATCCAAGCCGTTCTATGGTTGACGATTTCTTCGATTCTCTTCTTTCCCATGAAGCGTAAGTGCTTGGCTTCGATTGTCCAAATTTCACCGTTATATTCTTCGCTAAGAACTCCTTCTTCACTCATGATTTGGCTTAAGATGAGCGGGGCGATTTCCTCGGGTCTCGTAAAGTAGTTGCATTTGTCTTCGCCTTTATCCAGGAAAGTGCATTCATCTCCCCCGACGACCTCGTTGTAAAGCCCCGAGACAATCTTTGCTAGGATTTTTTCATCAAACGTCTTGTAGAAACTTTCTTTCATTTTTCTTTCTCCTTTTCTTTAAGGCGCGCTTTTAAGGCTTAGCGCTAAGCCTTGTGAGTAGCTTCAATTGTTTCAGCACCGAAGCAACATACTTCTCTTGTTCCCCAATCTCTAATTTTTGCTGTATATTTGTCTTCCCTTTTCTCGTTCCAATTTCCCGGATGCTGAATGTGTTGGAATGTGACAAATTTGGCTGTTTTCTTGATAACCTCATAGACCCCAAACCAGCCCGCATATCTTTTCCCAACTTCGAACATTTCGCAGTCTTTCATTTTGTTACCCCCTTTTCGGTATACCACCATTCTACTGCTAGCACTTTCTATTGCCAACAAAATATGTAACAAATTTATATACGGCTGATCCTGTATCTCCGACACCCTCCGAGGGAAAGCGCACGGCGCTATGATCCGGGTTTTCCTGCCATGGGATCTGCATCGTGTGATCAAAACAACGATCCGTGCACGATCCGACATAGACGCAACGAAAAAGCCCCCTTTCGGGGGCTGTCGTTCGCTTAGGCGTTGATTTTATCGCTTACGAGCTCGCTGTACGCTCTTTCGAGCAATTCCGTCTTGACGGTATTCGTAAGGATGTAGTAGCTTCCGTCTCCGGTAACAGCCACCCAACGGATGGAATCGGCGACTTCCGAGCGGATGAATCCGACCTCGTTGCCTCTGAAGAGGTTAAGCTGAAGAACGGTTTTCGTAGCGGCTTCCTCTGCTTTTCTGACGTTGACAAGCGTGACCTTGACAAGACCCTTGACATCGTTCTCGTTGGAGAGCTCCAAGACATCGCTGAGTTTGAATTCCATATGTTTTTACCTCCTATATGGCCCTTTTTCCGATGCTTCTTGCATTCGGCGGGGTAAGGCTTACTCGTTACCTTACGCCTACTATTATAATGAATAATCATATAAAGTCAAGTACCTTATTAACATTTTTTAATCATTGGATGGAAGCCGACCGATAGCCCGGCAGACGCCGGCTCATTGCCCCCTGGCGCCGTGCACCTTGTTCCGGATCGGATATGATGGCGGGGACGCGGAGCCACCTTCTCTGCCCCTGGCGCAAGGCGATAATCCTGCTACGATCTAACTCACAAGCAGGACAATGCGGAAGCCGTGCCGTGCCCCTGTTTCCTGCAACGGAAAAAGGCCCTTCCGGGCCCTTATCTCGTTTTCCTAAGCCACCTTACATAGGCGTAGCAACCGTGGATTTCTTTCGCCTGTCGGATGGCATCGCATTTTTCGTGTTCCGATCGGACTTCCATTTTCTCATAAATCTTCTCGCCGTACGGTAGCGTAATGAGGACTTCTATTGTCGTGAATTCTTCTTCCTTTTTCATGGTGCTTTCCCTTTTCCCTTTCAGTGTAGGGGGTTGCTTATAAGGCAACCCCGTTAAGTTTCGTAATATCGTCAATATTGACAACGTAATATTGACGGCTTGCAACGTCTTTCGTCTCGCTTTCGTATTGCTTAGGCGTGAGGCAGCTCTTTAGCTCTTCCTTGGTGATTTCACGTTTGCCCTTGCTGTCGGTTATATAGTAGGTGATTTTGGTGTGTCTCTTACGGTTTTTAATCGTCCCTAGCTCGATTAGGATTTTTCCTGTAGAGATGGTTTGCTTGATATGGCTTCCTAAGCGGTTATAGACCTTGCTTTCGCTGATAGGGTCGACTTCCGTACCGTCTTCACGTCTGTACTTCTTCCCGAAGTAGGCTAAGCGGCCGTCGCTTTCCTTGGTGATGATATAGCCGTCCCTTTTGCTGTCCTTGACGACTTTGACGTAGCCGTAAGAGATGAACTCCGGCTTCATCGACTGAAACAACACAATCTTCTCTTTTTGGTTCATATAGTGTTTTTCCGGTAGGTTCCTTTCCGATTTCTATTTCCTACCTCGGCAATAGTGTACCATGGTGTTATACTTAAGTAAATGAATATAACTTAAAGATTCAAAAAATATCAAGTTCCTGTTTACGCCTCCGGTGTCCGGTTTCCGGTGTCCGGTCCTGCACGGCGGAGACCACATCCATAGTTCCGTGCTCCGATCCTCGGAGAAAAGAAAAAGCCCGGAGCAATCCGGGCCCCCTCATCAGTGGTCGATGGCAATCTTCAGGCGCGTCCTGCCTGTCGGGTCGTCGTGGCTCGCAGCGGTGAACCGGAACGTCCGGCGCACCGTCTGTTATTCACGCGTAGGGCCACGAAAAAAGCCACCGAAGGGGCTTTCTCCGTTCAGTAGTGGTAATCGTACAGGACTAGGTCCATATCCTTTACAAGGCCTGCATAATAGCCGTCATGGGAAGCGGTATTCGCCGCGAAGTCGAACCGTCTAAGGAATGTGAACTGACCGTTTCCCTCGGAGATAGTGAACCAGTCACCCTTGCAATCGTCCAGTACGTCGAACAAAGGAGCGAGGCTCCAGTCGTATTCACAGCTTTTCAAGGCGGCTTCAGGATTGAACCTAGAGGCGATATTCAGGATTGCTTCCTTGACTTTGTCAAGATATGCAACGGCGGGTTTCAGCTTTGTAACAGAGTCTCTATAGTCCTTAAGGCTTTTCTCGTCATCCGCCATAAGTTCCAGAGAGTCAACACCCATCCGCGATACCCTATCGAACCCTTTCATCAACGCTTCCCCGTCAATCGTCTCTCCCTTCTTCTTGAAGACATACAAATCAGAATGCATTTTTTGTTTCCCCCTATTTTCTGAATGCACCCCATTCTACCATGTTGCTATCACTATTGCAAGCACTTATTTAAACATTTTTACGAACACAAAAAGAAGACCGGAAAAGACCGCCAGAGCCCCGATCGCCTTAGGCACGGCGGATTCCACGCATGGATTCCCGAAGCCTCTCAGAAGGCGTTTCTGAAAACCTAGAGGCGTCTGGCGGATGCACAGCACCATAAGGACCGCCCGCTGTCAGGTCCTGGCCACGAAAAAAGCCCCCTAAGGGGCTTCTCTCTAGTAATGGAAATCGTACGGCACAAGTTCCATATCCTTGGTCTTGGTGGTGTAGAAATCGCCGTATGTGATTACATTCACCGCAAGGTCGGTTCTCCGATAGAATGCGAACCGCCCGTTTCCGCAGGAGATAGCGAACCAGGCACCTTTCCAATCGTCAATCCCATAGATGAACGCCCGAAGATTAAGCATGTCGTCCCTGTTGTTCGAGTTGTCTATGGCAATGCCGGGGTTGAAGTTTTCTACGGCTTCCATGATTCCTTCCTTGACGCCAAGAAGGTAGTCAACGGCTGGTTTCAGCTCCGTAACGGATTTTCTGCAGGCCTCAAGGCCTTCTCCTTCATAGCCTTTCATAGGGCGTACATAGTCGGCGCCCATCCCCGAGGCCTCATTGAAGGCATCAAGCAAGGTGTCCTCGTCAATCGTCTCATCCTTCTTCTTGAAAACGAATAATGTCCAATGCATCTTTTTATTTCCTCCTATTTCCTGATGCACCAATAATATACCACCATACAAAGCCGAATGCAAGCACCAAATAAACATTTTTGCGAACATTTTTACGAGCAAAAGAAAAACACCGGAAAACGGCGCCTAGCGCCCGTTCCTCTCAGGCACGGCGGACTACACCCGAAAGCAGACGGAACGCCTCAGGAAGCCGATTTCCTGCGCGTAGCGGTATCTTGCAGGCGCACGACTCGCCATCATGTCCACAGCTGTGTGTGAGCATCAGAAAAGACCCCTTTTCGGGGTCTGCCGTTCGGATTACTTCCCTTCCCTGTCTTCGACCGTTTTCCTGACGGCATCCAAGGAACTGCATAGGACGACTTTTCTGGATTCGTCTTTCTGCCCGTCCTCGAAGAAAAGCCTTGCAATGTCCTCTGGGCTTTGGGTGCGATACGGCTCTTTCATCAAGAACATACCGCCGTCGTCTTCGTCCTCGTCCTCATCCGTTGGGATTCTGCCGTAGAAGATTTGATAGTAGGCATAGTCGACGTATCCCTCTTTTATGTCTTCCTCCAAAAGATTGTCGCCCGTCCCTTCTGTGACGTGAATGAGGACGTCAAATTTACCGCAACGGAAAACTGCCATCCACATATCGGAAACGTTTCGGATTTCGCCTGTCTTTTCGTAAACCATCTGTAAGCTCCTCCTTTGAGCTAGCACTAGTCTACCACCATACAATACCATAGTCAACAAAAGATTGAACGGATTGCAAAGCGGGCATACTCCGCCGTCTGGCATACGGGCGCCCCGGCATTCCCTTTGCCCATGGATGCACGGCACGGGCGGACGTCGGAAGCCCACAGTTCGGATTCTGAAAAGGCATCCTGCACCTCTGTGGCAAAAGCACGGCGGATCGGATCGTGGATCAAAAGAAAAAGGCCCTTTCGGGCCTAATCACGCTTGTAGATGCTGTAGTATTCCCCTTCTGGCGTGTCGACGGTAAGCTTTTCGAAGTCTAGGCGCTTTCTTTCCTGTCGGACTACCTTAACGGATTTGAGGAAGGACTTGTAGGTGAGATCGTCGACAGCCTTTTCGGTTATAGGCGAGTCGTTGTCGTTATACATATTATTCCAACTGCAACCGTATTTGCGGATGAACTCCTCGAGTGGCATTTCGGAGTTGCCCTCTTCGTAGTAGCAGGCGTAACGCGGGGCTCCCAACATTTCCTTGCATGCGTCGTCGCTTTCGACGTGGGTGAAATAGCCCCGGAAGCGTATCATCTTGGTCCCACAGCAAACATAGACGTCGTAAACGTCGGATTCGACCATCTCCCTTAACGTAGCTTCGGCTTTCTTGCTCATCTTTTATTTCCTCCTATTTATGAGACACCATTATTTTACTGCTAGCACTTCCTATTGTCAACAAAAGATTGAACAAATTTATTGAACAAATTTTTTGCCTGATTCCGATCTCGATCCGAGGCCACGTTCCGAAGCACTGATCCGAAGCACGGCACAGTAGCGATGATGTTACGATTACCGTTTTAGTTCACAGAAGGGGAAAGACGATGTGACGGCCGAGTTCTGCCCGTGCCCGACGCCGCTATGTGTGGGCGTCATCCCCTATAGGGGACGGCAACCCACTCAAACCGGCATATCCCGTTGTCGTCGGGATAGGTGCCGTCCTGACGGCGTTTCTTGTAGTCTCCCAAAGTCATAACTCCTTTATCACCATGATAGCCGACAAGATACTTACTTAAACCATAGTTATGACTCAGAATCGTATAGCCGACTCTTACCATATCGGAATCTTCCAAGAACTTTCTGCCGTTGATGATTTTCATTTTCTTTTCTTCCTTTCCTTAACGTATGCGCTTTTTAAGGCTTAGCGCTAACCTTTGCCGTATACTCCGCTTCTCTCATCTCAATTTCAAGAGTAACCATCTTTCCTTTGTATTTGTATTCGAACTCTGCCTTTCCGTCGATATGGCTATATTCTCTGCTATCGATTCTGACGGCTTTAACTTTTCTTAAATTTCTTTTTTCACTATCAAGGAATTCTTCAAGTGCTTCTTCTTCGTCTTCAGCTTCAAAGGCTATACAATCGTGACACCACTCTCCGGTCAGCCCTTCTCCAGTCACCTTCGACCATGCAATGTACTTTTTCATTTTTCTTTTCTCCTTTTTGATTGCGCTTTTTATTAGCGCTGACCTTTTCGGTACAGCTATAATATACCACCATGCAATTATGTTGTCAACAACTTTCGGAACATTTTTTCAGTTCCGGAATTCATCCGACCATCATCCGTCCATCCTCTTTTCCGCCTTTTGCACGGCGGGGGATCGGGACGCAGGAAAAGACCATCACATCAACTGTGAATACTCACAGTCTGGTGGTGTTGCCTGACAGGCGATGTTGTCGAGGCTTGGCGATCCATCCCCTGGCCGTCGTAATGCACGGGCGGACTACCCGCTGACCATGTCCCGGATCGGCAGCCATAAGAAAAGAGGGCCTTTCGGTCCTCTGTGTTTCTGGACTCCGCCTCTGGCCGTAAGCGGATATCGGGAGGAAAACTACTTTCTCTTTCTGTGAAGATACTGACCGTATTCCGTCTCGATCTCCTTCTCAAGATCGGACGTATCGGGTGCCGTCTTGGACGGCGGTTCGCCCGGGACGTAGGTGTCCTTGCCGGCCTCCTTCAGGGCCTTTCTCAGCGTTTCCTTCATGAACGCGTTGCGGTTGCCGTCGAACTGTGTGAGGTTATGGATTAGGTCGTCGTCCTTGCCGTATCGAAGCTCCATCATGATCTTGTAGTAATGCTTCTTACGGTACTCCCATTGTTTCTTTCTGTAACGGGCTCTCTCCGGAGTCCCCTTCATTGGTGCAGCCATTCTGTACCCTCCTTTTATGCTTGGTTAGTATACCACAAGCAAATACCCTATGCAATGCCGGATGTGACGCCGGATCGCACGGCAACAAAAAAGCCCCAGGCGATCGGGCCCGGGGGGAGGAAGCCGACGATGCCTGTTGCGCCGGCTGTCGGGGAGTTCGGGTAAACTTCCTGCACGCCTATAGTATACCAGCATACGGTTTGCGGTTGACCAAACAAAGAAATGCGTTTGCTCACACTGTGAGACTTTTTTACGTTTGTTTTTAGTTTCGTAATATACCCTAGCGGTATACGAAGGCCCATTTTCCAAAACGGTAAGTGCGAAAACTCCCGAGGTTTTATTAGTACTTGGTATAGATTATATATATACATATATATGTATATATATAATTTATACCAAGTACGTAATAACCTCTTCGTTTTTATTCTATATGAAAAATTTATAAAAGTGTCTATCGCGCGAGAAGGAAAATAAAAAAGAGAGAGGTTTTATATTTTTTTCATGTAGAATAAAAATCGGGAAGTTATTACGTTCTTAGTATATATTTCATATATACTAAGAACTAATAAAAGCGGCGGAGTTCTCGCAAGTAAGGAAATCGTAAACAGATTCCATGAGAGTGTGGATAATTACGCACGGCGGATCATCCTCCCCCTAGCCCCTCCGCCTTTTTTCCAAGCAAAGGAAAAGCCCCGCCGAAGCGGGGCGTCCGTCCTACATGAGGTCGGATTCGCTGATGAGGTCTTTCACCTTACAGCCTTTCGGTAGGTATCTGTCCCGTTCGGTGTAGGTTCCGAACGGCGGGAACTTCATGTTCTCCAGTTCGCTCAGGCGGACGGGACCGTATTCGTATCCGTATCCGAGCGTGGCGTATCCGTAGAGGATGTAGTCGTCTCCGTCCTTCTCCGCCGAAGTGACGATAAAGGTATAGGACGCACCTCCGAAGAACTTAGCGAGGACGGGCGCGTCAAAACTGGCGTCGCCGTCGTACGGCTTCGTCTTGTCGAACCTTCTCTGCAACTCCTTAGTTAAAAGCTTCATTTCAGAACCTCCTTTGATTCTGCAACCATTATATATCACTATCGTATACTTGTCAACATAAATTGGAACAATTTTTTTCGGGTGCAAGTCCGGTATCGTTCCCCTGTCTCACCTCACCTCATGCTAGGCACGGGTGGGCTGTCTATGGATCAGATCTCCTTACTGTGGGGATCTATGCTCTTCCGATATCTGCCGCTCGTCGGATTCTGCCCCCATAGACGCACGGCACGATGTCTGGGGGGATATAGGGGGCATAAGAAAAGCCCCCGTCTGAGGGGGCTAATCTTCCCGTCGGAACCATTTGCCGACGTCTTTCAGTTCTCCGTCCGCCATGTAGCTTGCTCCGATCGCCTTTTCGAGCTTCGCGCTGAGGGCTTCATAGTCTTCTCTGCCCGGCCACTGACTGTCGACTCTGCTGAGGAATTCGTCTACCGCCGTCTTCATCTTTTTCAACTCTTCTCTGCTGAACGTCTCTGCCGTCTTCACCGTTTCTGCCATTATGCTTTCTCCTTTTTGCTCTATTAGTATACCACTGCACATTCTTAGTGTCAACAATCATTTGAACAAACATATGATGTCGGGGTGAGGCTGTCCGATCGGCCGCCGGGGTGCCATATGATGTGTTCCGCAGATGCACGGCGTGACACATCCCAGGGGCAAATAAACAGTTGTATGAATATTGAATACTGTGATAAAATATCATCAGAAATCTATCGGCGGATCCGATCACCGAGTATCAACTCAAATGGAGAGGTAACACCATGGAAGAAACTGAGGATTTGCAGAAACAGAAGGAAGGACAGGAGGCTGTCCAGGCAACCCAGCAGCAGGAGCCGGATCAGGGCACGGGCACAGGCCCGGTCACAGATCAGGAAGATCCGCAGGGGCAAAAGCAGGAACAGCCGCAGCCGGTCCAACCGGAAGATGCGGCCGGTACTCAGACGGCAGGCGAGGGAGCGGACGGGAACGGCGCTCCGGAACCGGAAAGCGCTGACCAGGAGGCCGATGGCACGGCCTCGGCAGGACAGCCTCAGGAGAAGATGATTCCACAGAGTGAGGTGAACCGTATTCTCCAGGCGAGGTTGGCTGAGGTCAAGGCGAAGGCCAGAGAAGAAGCTATCCAAGAACTCAGGCAGAAGACGGCAGACGACATCCGAAACGGTTACTATACCAAGTACGGTGTCGATTCCGACGACGAGCTTGACGGACTGTTCGCCAACGGTCAGAAGTACGATGTTCTCAATGCAGCCTGTGGGGAAACTCAGAAGGAGTTGGAGTTCGAGAGAGCGGAGAACGCATTGCTCAGATCGGGCATCAAGGAAGACCGATTCGATGATGTCAGAGCTTGGGCGCAGTTCAACAATCAGCCCATCACCCCTGAGACAATCCAGTCCGGACTCCAGACGCATCCGGAATGGGCAGGCACGGCGCCGGAGACGGTTCCGGCAGGCGGAGCCCAGGGCGTTGACCGCCAGAACCCACAGATGTCTGTCAATTCTCAGGCCCAGAAGCCGTCCGTCATCCAGAAGGTCGGCAGTGACCCGGGAAGTCAGGCGGACACCGAACTGTCTGAGAAGCAGAGAGCCTTTGCCGCTATGGGCATTGACTACAGAAAGTAAGAGGTGCACGGAGAATGAGTCCAGAAGAATTACAGAAGATCTACGATGACCTCCGCAAGGAAGGCCACAGCGAAGAAGAATTGCTCGTTGCCACCGGCCGCATGTTCGAAGACGGCAAGATCAATCTCAACCAACTGAAAGGCATCTGCCAGGCAGAAGGCTGGGAACTCGATCCTGATTTCGCCAAGATCACCGACGAAGACGAGGCTCGCAAGAACCTCTGGAAGTCGGATCCGCAGGAGCCTGCCGAAGGCCTGTCGGAAGGTCAGGTCAAAGACGCCGAACTCGATCCCGACGGTATGTCGGCTCCGTCCGACAGAGGCGGCAAGCCGAAGGATGAAGACGATGACGACGAGAGCACGGCGGGAAACGGCGGCGACAACAGAGACAACGACAAAGAAGACGACAGTTCTTCCGACAAGGCGGATGACGACGATACCGCCGATGACGGCAAGAACGAAGAAGAAAAAGAAAAGGCGTTCCGACTTATGGGTATCCATAAGTAAGACCGCCCGAAAATCCGCCGGGGGTCAAAATAAGAGATTCCTTAGGCGGAAAAGCATTCCTATAGGGTTTAGCGGCGCAGTTCCTTGCGCATCGGTTCCTGAAAATTCGGCAAGCGAAAATTTGGCTGAAAATCGTCCGAAAATCGTCCGATTCGTCCGGTTACCGGTTATGGGAACTCCGCCCGCGGTAGGGCAATCGCCTACCATACCACAATGGTATACCTGTAGGAAGTCAGCAGCTGAGGTACCTTACAGAGCACAGCAATCAGCTGTGAACAAAAAAAGAGGTACATTAAAATGGCTTTAGCTGGTTCCAACACCAATATCGAGCTCATCACCAAGTACAGCACTGACGGGTTCGATGAACAGTATGTCATGGAGGCATGCTCCTCCATTCTGAGACCCGACAAGGACGGGTTCAAGTTCCTTGATGCCAAGACCGTCAAGATCGCCAAGATGGCTTTCGGCGGCTTAGGCTTCTACCATAGCAACAACGCCGGCGATCCGAGAAGCGACTTCGGCGGAAACGGCAACACCACGGATCCGTACGATTCCGCCAACCCGGATGCGCCGTACTACGGCAACGGCTACGCAGAGCAGAGATCCGATCTCGACTGGGAGACCTTCACCATCGAGCTCGACCGCTCCGCGAAGTACGTCATCGAGAAGTTCAGCAACGAAGAGTCGGCTGGGCTCATGGTCGGCAAGGGAATGGCGTGGGTCAACAGACATGTCATCATTCCGGAGGTCGATGCCGTCTGCTTCGCCAAGCTTTATCAGTACGCAGGACATAAGGTCGACGACAGACTCAAGATCGTCAATCCGAACGGAGTTTCCGTCGATGCTCCTCTTGCGGCTTTAAGCGCCGGCTTCACCGTTCTCGGCAAGGATGAGGTCGATGACACCAATCAGGTCATCTTCGCCAGCTTCGACTTCGTCGATGCGATGCGTAACTCCGCCGAGATCTTCAAGACCCTGAAACAGGAAGACTACAGCAAGGATGTGAAGTTCCGTATCACCACCTACGAAGGAAGACCGATGGTCGTCGTTCCTCCGAAGAGATTCCAGACTTCCATCGCCTTGCTCAACAAAGGCTACAGAGCCTCTACGGCCGCCGATATCGCCGCCGCGAAGGCCGGAAACAAGAATCTCAAGATCGTCGGCGACCAGGATAACCCTGGTCAGGACATCGACTTCATCATCATGGATAAGTCGGCCGCGGTCCATATCACGAAGTTCGAGCAGACCAAGATCCTCACCGGCGAATTCGCGCTTGCCGCCACCAATATGGATGCCTACGTCATGTACGCGAGAATCTACCACGATGTCTTCGTCCCGGAGAACAAACGCCCCGGTATCTATGTCCACACCGGATGGTTCAGCGCGAGAAATAGCGGCGGAACCGTCACGACTCCGGCGCAGAGCTTCCCGAAGATGGCCGTCAACGTCACTTTGAAGGCCAAGGGAACCGGTAAGGCGGAGATCACCGATATCCTCGCCGTTCCGTATGATCAGCCGTTCAGCTTGCTGAAGCATAACGGAACCGGCACGGTCACCGTCGGCACCACAGTCGTCGGTCCGACCACCAACGCCTCGGCCAATGAGGTCGCCTTGGGCGAGTTCACCAGACTCAGAGTCGGTGATGTCATCGACACCACCAAAGCGGCTGCCGATACTGTCTTCGTCATCGACGGCAAGGGCAATGTCATTGCCGGCAACGGCAACGGTCTTACCTTGGCCGGCGTCACCTTCACCGGTGACTAGTCACAGGTAGACGATCCGACAAAAGGAGCCTTCCTTCGGGAAGGCTTTTTCTGTGCGGGTATTTCAATCTGTGGACAAATCCACTATAATAAAATTATCGAAAAAACGCGGAGGATGCGTGATATGGCAACTAAAACCACTGCCGGTACCAAAGCCGGTACCAAAACAGGATTCAAGCAGGATGTCGGCTTTCAGAGGAACGTCAACAGGACCTTGGAAGAATCAAGGATGACCCTCAACACCGGCGGAGGCGAACCTATTCCGGCCGGGCATAAGAGAACCCATGAGTACAGAGTCCTTCAGCCCAGAGATCCGGAGACCGGTCGGTTCGACTATAACTCGAGCGCAAACATCTCCAGAAAATACGACTATCACGCCGAACGTAACGGCAGCCACGGCGGGGAAGGCGGAGGCGGAGATCACAAGACCCTCCCGTATTTTGCCAGGGGATGGCTTGCCAAATACGCCGAAGAGGGAGTCAAGAAGGGCGACATCATAGGGGGCGATTATCCCGATTATCAGAGATATATCTCCACGATGAATCTGACGCCCGAACAGTTCAGGGAACAGATCGAGAATTACCTTGAGGATGAGAACGGCGGAACCCATATGGGCAATGACTATAACTGGATGAAGCTGGGCGGAAGCATGAGCGGCGGTTCTGAAACAGGAGACAACAAGGAAAGCTCTCTGAAGCATTTCAAGAATGCCGTCGAAAAGAGAACTGCTGCGTATAAGGCTGATCCGCACGGGCATAAGCTTATCCCCAGATTCGCTCCGTCCGATAATAAGCACAGACCGAAGGCTGATACTCCGAAGTCCGGTCCGAGCACTCCGACTACACCGACTACTCCGACAACGCCTAAGGCACCGAAGCCGACTGCTCCTAAACCGTCAGCGCCGTCAGCATCCAAGCCGGAAGCGCCTAAATCCACCGCCTCGGGTAAGTTCGGAGACATCAGCGATGCCAAGAACTACCCGGGCAAATACATGTCCGAGCACAAAGATCTTGTGAACAAGATGGTTTCTTCTCTCAAAGCCAGCGGTGTCGATGCTACTCCGGATGCGGTTGTTTCGGCTATTTCCGAATCTTCTCCTGAGGAACTCGACGAGATCGCTGCCGAATTGGGGTTATAAACTATGGTCGACGAAAAGATCGAGACAGGCACGGGCGGCGAAAAGCCCGGCGGCGGCAACAAACTGCAGCCGTATGACAGCGACGGCAAATGGACCAAGAAAGCAGACGGAGGGGCCGCTCCTGACGGAGCCGCCTCTTCTGCCGGGCAAGACGGATCTTCCGCAAAGCCTAAATTAGGCAAGCTGAACGGCTGGTTCTCTTCCAGGTACAAGGGTTTTCAGCGGCAGAACACTGCCCCTGGCGAAAAATCGAGATACGATGAGTATGACAATCTCAACGGCGATTTTTCCATTACTCTTATGAATTTCAAGAAGAACCGGGAAGCAAGAGCGAAGCAACCGGATTTCGGCGATATCGGCAGCAATCATGCCGATGCCATCCTTGTTGACACCAACGAAAGAGTCAGAACCCATATCGAAGATATCCTCAGGGACAATTCCGCATATTGCACAAACTGCGATTTCGAATATGTTCTTGACGTCATTACGAACGGCCTGAAGAATCAGTTCTCTTTCGAGGAAACCCATACTGGCGGAAGTTCCGATAAGGCACTTAGGGCGAGAGCCTCAAAGCGTATGTTCGGAACTCCTATCGGAGACCCCACGGGGCGTGATTATTATACCCATCATGATTACGGCGAGAGATTGGAGAAGTATGGCTGTCTCCTTGACAAAGATCCTCTTGCCAGAATCGAAAACACGGCCTCCTGGTACGGAGACGCGATCATTGAATTCAAGCCCGATATCCGAAAGAGAACAACCTATTCTTTCGGGGATTCTCTGAATTCGGATTGTGCTCCGCAGTTGGTCGGCGGCAGACTTGATCACGGCGTATTTGCAGATTCTTATCCTGATGAAGTTACCGAAGAAAAGGCAATGGGATGGAAGACTCCCGGCGATGTCAGAAAAGGCTTCGGTGTGAATTATATCGAAGCTCAGTATCATGGCGACGTTACCGGTTCCGATATTGCCAATATCATGATGATGAGAAGACGATGGAGCACCGATGACGGCAGAAAGATCTTTGACGCATGCCAGCAGTACGGCATTACCCCTTACACTTCTTATATTGACAGGTTTGGTGAGAAGAAATTAGGCCTCGTAACGACCAATGGCAACGGTGACCTTGTCGTCGTCGACAATGATACCGGAGAATTGGTGTTGACGCTTTGATGGGGCATATGATACAATAAGGCAAATCAGGAGGTTGGCATTATATGAATAATCATTGGGATATCGCATATCTGTCCGGCGATGATACGGTCATCGTGTCAAACGGAAGCGTGTTCGTAGAGGCGATATATGACTGGGACGACAACCCCAAGGTCAATCTCAGAGGGGCGGCCCCTGATATTATCTATTTCCGAAAATGGATGCCGGTAAGGCCGGCCGCCGGCGAACAGATCACTGACAGACAGAGAAAGCTCGCCGATTTCGCCATTGCCGAGATCCAGAAGGACCCGGTGTACGTTCAGGCCATGTCCGATATGAAGGCCGCAAAAATGAAAAAATTCCTGGCCACGATCAAGGACGAAGAGCCGGAAGAACAGGAGGATGACGATGTTGCCCTTAAATAAGGGCAACTTTTATTTTGTTTGCATTTTATGTGCGCTATAATTTAGATATATTGAGATTTACGGAGGGCTGACGAGCATGGATGACAACGGTTCTGCAGGAGTATTCGGTGATGTCCTGAGAGGTGTCGCTGACGGAGCCGCCGAGGCTATTCCCGGCGCGTCCGCAGCGGTCAGAAACTATAAGCAGATCAATAAGCAGATCAAAAAGATCGGCGAAAACATCGCCGGCTACAATCTGAACAAGGCCAGAAAGGCGGAAGCCGAGAGGATGGCTGAAGCGGCTGAGGAGAGAAGGGAAGAAGCCGCACAGGCCGAAGACGACCGCAGACAGAAGGCCATGATCAGGAAGGGCCACGCCGACCGGATCCGCCAGGAAAAGGCGGAAAGGGCGAGAGCCAGCGAGCTCATGGGCGTTGACGTAACGAACCAGGAGCATTATCACCTTGATACAGAGTCCGGAATCAGTTCTTCGCCGGAAACGGACACTTCTCCTGCTCCGCATGACGTATTCTTTTCCTCACAGATGAAAAGCAATTTTACCTCTCCGACTGTGAAGACGGCCGTCAGGAAGACAGGAAAAGGCGTGTCGCCGACGAGGGTGAAGTTCGTCATGCCGAAAGCGCCGGAAGCGCCGGCTGCGGCCACGTCGACAGCAAGACCGAGCGCCCCGGCAAAAGGCGGTACTTCCGTACCGAAGGCAGGATTCACGATAAGAAGACCGGGGTTCGCCAGAGGCAGGAAAGGGAGGTAAATCATCAGATGTATATTATCAATAACAAGCAGTTCCATGAGATCTACGGAGCGGCCAAGAACGGAGACGAGAAGGCCAAGGCCATCATCGAGAAATACAGCCAGGGCGACGACTACGATGCCGTCAAGAGACTCGTAGACGATTACTACGGCCATGGCAAGGAAGAAGAGCCGGAACAGGAAACCGAGCCGGAAGAGAAAGCCGAACCAGAGCAGAAACCGGGCGGAGATTCCATCACCGGCGTCAATCAGGCAGAACAGGTGGAAGATGTTCTTGCCGGCAAAGCTCCGGAAGAAAACGTATCCCCTCAGCCTGTGGACATCACAGAGCTTCTGGACAGGGAGACCGACGGACTTATCGATGACGATGAAGTCGAGGACATGTCGTTCGATGAGTTCATGGATAAGAAGAAGAGGGACGCGGAAAGAGCCAAGAAGAACCACGACTATTTCAGCGCCTTCGATCCCGAAGGAAAAGCCGCCTATCTTAAGAAGAAGGAAGACGACTATGGTCACAGCTTCGATGTCCGCAGAAAGGATATCGAGAGGAACCATAGAGACATAGACGGGGCTATCAGCGCCTATACCCAGATGGTCGGAGACCAGCCCGATGACGGCATCAAGACCGATATGGGCGTAGTCGACAAGGCCTACGGCGATATCGTCGGAACGGTCGGCAAGAGCCACAGTTTCGGCAGAAGCTGGGACGAGGACGATATGAACGAAGTAAAAGAGCAGCTGATGGCTCTTATGAAGCAGTACGGAAGATCGAATGTCATTGCCGCCCTGAATATCCTCAAAGGCGACAACGATGCCTATAGGGACCATCGGAACAACTGCATCGACAAGGCAATCAAGGACCATAACGGAAAATGGGAGGAACTTCTGAAATGACGGAAAACAGCTGCGGACTTATTACCGAGTACAAGACCGGCAAAGGACCGAAAGAACAGCCCTATGATGAGAAAAGCGGAAAATATCAGACTGCCGAAGGGGAATCCGACGGCGGGGATGAGAAGAGCAAGGAAAGAGAAAAAGCCTTCCGCCTCATGGGCATTTTGAAGTGACAAAACGTCCGTATTGATGTATAATAATGCCGTAAGTACCGAAAGGTGCTGACAGCTTGACCCGGGAACGATTGCTTCCGGGCCTTTTTGTGTTGTGTTGTATCTTGTCCGGGTGAGAAAAACCTCGACTTTGGGCTCGCATAGTGCAAAAATATAAGTATGAGAAAACAGTTTGTGACAATCCGGGTCGCTGAAGGGACTGTTCTCAGCAAAGAAGGCGACGGTCACGTTCTTATCTATTCGAAAGACGGTGACTATTACTACAGCGTCTCCATATCCGACCTGTATCATTATGAGGATGAACAGGTCAGAAAACTGAAGGAGGAAATCAAGGCGCTGGAAAAGAAGCTGAACGATTCCTTCGAGGCGAAGTCCGGAGAGCTTGATGCGCTTACGGATCAGTTCAGGAAAGCCGAGGAGAAGAGAGACGAAAAAGTCGGTAAGATGGTCGCCAACTATAAGGAAAGTATGACCAAGGTGTTCGACATGGTCGACAGTATTCAGAAGGAGGTCAGCAAATGATCAGGTTGGGTTTGGTAGGAATTGCTCTGTCCCTGGTTTCGGGGGTCGCCGGCACATCTGCCGTTGATACAGGGACTTCCGGGGTCTATGCTTCGGACGTTGTCGCCGAAGATTCCGGGAGCGCCGAAAATTCCGGAAATACGGAAGATTCCGGGACCGCCAAAGATTCCGGAGATTCCGGAAATACGGGCGATAAGGGAAGTTCCTCCGTTTCGGAGAATGGTGGCGGGGATGAACATACGGAGGAAGAGGTGTTCGAATGCACCACTTCGTCCTCGGTATATTGGATCAGCGGCGGAGAGACGATTGAGGACAGCACCAACAAATACGGAGATGTCTTCATTTCGGCGGACAAAGGCCATGTCGGAGACGAGGTAATCGTCACCGTAGCCGGAAATCCCACCATCGATGCCACGTCTAGATCCATCACGCTTTATAAGTACGCCTTGTCCTATGTCACCCTGAACGGTGAGAAGCTCGAGGCGACCGATTCCGAAAAGGGCGAATACAGATTCAGACTCAGGGAGGGTTTAAACGATGTCAGGGCATATTTCTCCGGACGTGTCGAACTCAGCACAACGGATTTATCCACCATTAACTGGAAGTCCCTTCTGACCGTCGACAATCTTCTGAAACTTGTCTATTTCGTTCTCACGCTGATCCTTTCCAGCGGATGCTTCCTTACCATCATCAAGTCGAAGAAATTCCGGGCCAAGACGACCGAAGAGGTCTCGGAATTGGTGCAGAACGTGGCAAGACAGGTGGTCTCCGAGACAACCGCAGAGTTCCTCAAGAACACCGTCGGTCCTCTTCTGGAGAAGCAGGGCGAGGAGAACGCCGATATGAGCAATACGCTGAAGGCGCTGATGAGAACTACGCTCTATACTCTTGACGATACTCCGGAGTCCAGACTTGCCGCCATCAAGGAACTTCAGAACTACAAGAGCTCGGACAAGGAGCTTGCCAAGCAGATCGAAGATATCGTCCACGCTTCGATGAAGGCCGAAAGCGATAAGAAGGCCGCTGCCGAAAAAGCGGCACAGGAAGCCAGAGAAAGTGTGAACAATTTCGATCAGGATGTGTCCGGTTCCGACGATGCCGATACGGGAAACGTGTATGGCAAGCTATAAAAACGGCGGAAACAAGACAAACATCTGGGTCTGGATCGTAAGCGGTGTCTTCCTTCTGGTCGGCATCACATTCCTTGTGGTCGCACGCTTCAATGCGATGGTGGAATGGCTGAAGACTTTCGGACTGACAATGGTCATCATGGCCGCCGTTCCTCTGGCATGGGTGGTCTATAAGATACTTGACCGTAAATACAAGAACATGTAAGAGGGAGGAATATGGCAGAAAAAGGCAATCAGACACCCGGGCAGACCGCACAGCCTGGGCTGGATTCGCAGAGGCAGAAATTTGATCAGCTGAACAGACAGAGCAAAGTAGGCAAGGCGTTTGTACAGGGAAAGATGGAGAAGTACGGAATCACAAGAAAGTCCGCATATTCCATCCTGTCCCTTCTTGCCTGCATTGCGCTCATTGTCGTTCTGTCGGTCACACGGGCGTATTTCGACCCGCATAAGCTGGAGACAATCGAATACTGGGTGAGCCTCATGATACAGGTCGCAATCTGTATCTTCGGCATGATTTCAGGGAAACAGGCGGGCGGCGATGTCGCCATGAATACCCCGAACGGAAGATATTCCGTATCTCTCCGCGCCTATTCCCTTGTGATCGGGACGATCAAGGAGCTCGGCCTTTACGCCTATATCGGTGACTGGCTTGAGAACTACCGGCAGCGTAAGCTGGATGAGAAGATAAGAATGGTGCTGGGAGATGTCGGTATCCGGCAGATGGAGGTTCTTGACCTCGATTTCCAGGAGCTGGACAATCTCAGGACCGCCGGATGGGAGAAGAACTGGGACGGCACGCCTTTCAGGGCTAAGTACTGGGATGAGAAGGAACAGATCAGCCACACCTATTTCGTTTCCTATACGGAACATCAGATAAACGTCATCCGGGCCGTCAAGGAAGGGAAGGTGAAGGTGTCCCCTCTTCCGAGCACATTCTTCGTCAGCGCATTCTCGGAGTCCGAAAGGGATGAATGGGAATCGTCCGCCAACGCCGCCAAACGGAAAGGCATGTATCTCGGTGTGAACTATGGCTACCGCATCATCGGCATGTCGCTGTTCAGCATCATGATCACAGGCCTTCAGGTCATGGCCACCGCGGGGGATGAGACCGCCAAGATGGAGATGCTGCTTTCGATGGTATCGAACATCGGCACCTTGATAATGTCCTATCTCTGGGGCGTTGCCGTCGGTTACAATATCGTTAAGATCGACAATGATTACATTGACTTCAAGGCAAGCACCATGACGCTGATGGTCGACGAATACAAGATCGGCACCTATAAGATCAAGAGCGTCGAAGAGCAGGCAAAGGATGCCCACGAAAAGAGGGTGAAGGCCTCGTCCGAGGTCACGACCATTGCCGGCGAAACGGCACATGACGTCAAAGCCAGATAGGAGGGAAGATCATGGAAGAACAGAACAAACAGCAGAAGACTGTCGCCGAGCGGCATCTGAACCCGGAGACCCAGGTCCCGGGATATAAGTTCATGACGAAGAAGGAGTTCTGGATCCGTTTTCCGATATGGGTGATCATATCTTTGGTCGCGCCTATCTGCTTCATCGCGTGGAAATTCGATGTCTTTCACACGCAGACCAATGTGGCCACCGAAACAAGGCTTACGGGCTGGGGAGTCCTCTGCCTCATCATTGTGGGATGGTTCGTCATAAAGCTTCTCGAGGAAGTCAAAGCCGGGTTCCATAAAGGGACCATGGTAAGGCAGTGCCTTGACGGAGCGAGATGGCTGATTCCGCTCTTTATCCTCATCTTCGTCCTTGACAGCCTCAAGAACAACATTGCGGATGTCGAACAGTTCCTCATCGTGTTCGTCGTCTGTGAGGCGGTCGCTCTTCCGATCAATCCTGTCGTAAGATGGGCATGGGAGAGAAACATCGAAATCAAGATGGGATCGTTCAGTTCCGTTCTGAGAAGCGCAATATCGGGCGCTCTGAAGGATTCCCAGAAGTAGCAGAATCGATGAAAGCCCTGGTTCCATACCGGGCTTTTTTAGTCTATAATAGAATTCAGCGAGGACAGTATCATGCCGGGAACAGTGGATGCGTTCAGCGGGGTCGGAAGATCGGCGTACGAGCCCTGCAGATGGTGGAACCAGCAGATCGTTCTGAACGCCAGGACGGGCAAGGAAAGACTCGATAAGGTCTGTTACAGACTGAATCCTGCCGGTACCTTTTACGCTGAGGAGATTCAGCCGGTAGCCAAAGCCATGAGCGCTTCCGGCGATGTCAGGTACACAAGATATACCGTCACCATCTCCACGTCCGGATTCATCAACGGCGTGATCAATCAGAACGACCTTGTGGAATATCAGGGAAGAATCTGGAGAGTCGAGAGCATCAACTTCACACCGCAGTGGAGCAGATCTCAGTATGCGTCAAGGAACGGGGACGGGTCCAAGATACTCGTCCTGATCAGCTGATGGAAATCGATGCTCTCGGTCTGGCGGAAAGAATCGTCCGCAGATATATTTCTACATGGCAGAAAAGCTCGGTGAGGCTGAATACCCCCGAGGAAAGCATAAAGATGGTCAGGAAGGGCAAGAAATTCGTTCCCGGCAGAGTTATCACAGAGAAGCGGAGAAAACCCGTGAAAGCCAGAAAAACGGTCAGAGGCGAGAAGGAAGCCTGGAAGAACGCCATGTTCCGTCAGGCTGTGGACGAGACCGTCTCCTATGCCACTAAGGGCGGCGCCATTGCCAGACTGGCGTTCCCATCTTCCTACCCGGAGGATGCGAGGGAAAGAAAATGGGTGGCGGAGGTCGGCGATGACGGCAAACTGACCTATAAGACGAAGAAAAGCGATATCAGCCGTCTGGACAATATGATTCTGGAAGAGGCTGCGGGATGGGCCGCCGACAACGGCCTGCGGGTCAGTATAACTTCCGACGGAGGTTCATTCCATGAAGACAATGAATGAGATTATCGGGATTATCAGCGATTCCATCGCCGAGGCGGCAAGGAAGGTTTCCAAGGAAGCTGTTCCCGACATCGACAGCTACGATCTCGTGGTCTGCACGGAACGTGTTTTCATCGATGACTACGCAAAGCCTAAGGCGGAAGACCTGAAAAGGCCGAACAATGACAACGAAGCCGTCAATCTTGAAGGCCCTCAGGAAGTGCACGATCCTCTTGACGTTCCCTATCAGAACACCATTTTCATCGTTCTTAAGGCAGGTCAGGGTCAGGTGAATAAGGCGGTTCTCAATATGCCGTTCAGCATCCAATGCCTTTCCGAACAGAACGACTACGAAGCCGCCGGCGCCATTCTCCGGGAATTCTGCAACGAATACAATTTCGAGTATACGGACGGCATCGTCATGTCTTTCTATACTCCGGAAATGATTTCCTCCGGAGAAGAGGTTTATGACGGATTCAGAGCGCTTTTCAGCAGCCGAGGCACCGTGAAGGTCCCTGAAGACGGCGTTCTGATGACAACGGAGGTCTGGTCCTATGACGACACCGCGGACAATAAGGGATGGTTCAGACTGCCGTTCCTCACGATGCAGGACAGCCTTTCCGTTCAGACCGACCCTCAGTCGTATGCCGGATTCCAGGGAAGAACGATGAACGTCAACCGGCAGTCGACCACCACGGAAAGTTTCGACGGCTACCTGTGGAATTATCCGAAAAAGGCCATCGATGCCGTCGGAGCTGACACTGAGGAAGGCAGAGCGATGAGGCATCTGAACTATTTCTCACAGAAGGTTCTGTTGGCGAAGAAACATATGAACGTGAAGTTCAGGCTTTATTTCAAGACGAACATGGAAGTCACTGCCGGAGATATTGGTTATGACAGCGACGTAGCCGCATACCTGAAGGGAACGAACGCGCCCGTCGAGTCCGGAACAAAGCGCGGCATCCTGACCGAAAACGGGTATTATATGGCGAATGCCGAAGGATGGTTCACTCTCGCCGGAAGGTCGTATTCTCAGGCGTGGGGAGATGTCTCGTCCATGTCCATGACGTTTACGGAGGCTACGGAAGAATGAGAACGATCGAGATAAGAATCCTGTCCCAGGCATCGGATTCGCCGTCCCCGGACGCAAAGGACGACAGCACCGACATCAAGTCCGATGCCAATCAGGATGCCAAGAAGGAAAAGAAGCCGACTTCCGTGGCCTATCTTTCCGCCTACTATCTCACCAAGAACTTCATTTCCGAGGCAATAGGCGAAGCACAGTATTTCTACGGAAAGTACGCCACTATGTCGGAAGACTATAAGGGGCAGACAAACGTTCAGAATGCCATGAAGACGATTTCCATGGCATCGAGCCTGACGTTTTCCGCTCTTGCCGGTGCCAAAATGGGCAGTCTGGCGGGCGGACTGCCGGGTGCGATCGTCGGTGCCGTCGCCGGAGCTGCCATAAGCGCCACAAAGACGGCAACGTCGGGGCTTCATAATGCCGCGGATTCCGTCGCACAGATCAGACAGCAGGCCTATTCTAATTATTTCTATGGCGAAAGAGCCGGCTATGCCGACGGCTCGCAAGGAACGGAGAACTAATATATGGACTTATGGGCACGTATCAAAGGCAAGGACTATCCCATTGCTACCGGAGCGTCCTTTACGGACGAATTTTCCGAAACGCTCGACAGCGGTACGATTATCATCCCTCATGTGAAGGAAATCATCGACCTTAAGCCTTATGATGACGTATTCATCCACGATTACGGGGCAGGCAATCTTCCGGACAGACCTTACGGAACTGTCTTCGATCCTTATACCGAGAAGGTGGAAAACGGGCACGTCACGTTGGGAACGAAGAAACATTTCTATCGCCATATGCTGGCATGGACCATCAACAGGGAACAGGTCAGCATTTCCGATACGGACAGATTCGATGAGCGGGATGCCAACGGAAAGAAATATAAGTCGTATATCTTCAACTATACCATCTCCCTGATCAGCGAAACGAAGGGGCTTGAAGCCGTCCAGCTTCCGAACAAGACAATCTCCCAGCCTATGAGAACCACCGAAAACGGGTCGGAATTCGCAAAGATGGCTCCCATGGAGACCTGGGGCAAATCTCTGCCTTTCGGCGTTGTGACAAGCCCTTCCTCCGGTCTCAGGATTCCCGATACTGATGTCTATATCTCCGCCAATACACGAAGCCTTGACGATACCGATGTCTGTTCTTTCACCCAGATAAAAGCCAACGCCAAGAGAAACGACAGCTTCCGTCTGCCGGATTTTATGATCTCCGGCATTACATGTCTTTATTATAAACCGGGCTTTCTCGGCATCAGCGCCTTTGACAAAACCAAGTACCTTGCCGAGTTCCACCCGGTCAAGCACTGGATTGTTTCCAAGACCGCCATGAACGGAGACGAAGCCGTCACTGTATTCAAGAGCCTGATTAAAGGCACGTCCACCGGCATCGACATTCTTTTCCACACTTCCAGCAGTGCCGTCTTTTCCGATGTTACCTATGATTTTACGGAAGACGGGACGTATTATATCTACCTTTACTGTGAACCGATCGAATGGAGTTCGGAAGAATCTCCGGTCAAAAGAAACCTTATCGGTATGACCGACAACACCGGTGGGGTTACCGCCCCTACTGATAGTGATGAGTTCATCGCAAGGTGGACCGTCAGCGTCACCGAAAAGGGAAAGATAAGTCCAAGCGTCATGACTGCCTATGAGGCAGTCAGGGAAGCAATCGACCTGTATTCTCCGTGGATGAAGGTCACCTTTGACGGAATCACATGGTCCTACATGAAGAAGTACATCCCCGGTGACAGCCTTAGCAAGCTGAGAAACGTCATCGCCCCCGAAATGACGGAGAATTTCCCGTCGCTCCGGACATATCTTACCCATATCTTCCGTGTCGTCGATGCGATTCCGGTCGTCCATGACGGCGTCATCGGCATTCTGGACCTGTCCAAGAGAAGCTCCATGCCTTTCTACAACGAAAACAGCGAAAAGTATCTCAACCGGGAGAACTGGACCATGGACGGTTCGCAGTATTCCGACCGATTGGTCAGAGAATACAGCGGCGCTCTTTCCAAAAGTAACATCACCAAGAGTGTGGAGAGAATAGGTTTCCGCAACACCAACAGCCCTACACTGACTTTGGAGAACCTCCAGCTTGAGCTTTCGCATCCCATCTATGATATCCAGAAGGTCTATATGTGCTACTACAAGAGGTCTGCAGAGGCTGACGAAAACGGCCTTTATTCCTATTTCCTTGTCAGACAGGATATCACGCCTCTTGTCCTTCTGAACTCTCAGAGGAACCTTCTGAGCACCGACTGGATCGCTCTCAACAAGGATACGCCTACCACTATCAAGGGCTATGATGTGAGCGGCGGAGGCCACGTATACGGACTTTCCAACTTCAAGTTCGCCACCGTCGGATATGATATCGGGTCCAACGTGATTTCCGGATGGGGAAACAAATATTCCTACACCAGCGCTCTTTTCTGGAGCAATACACGGACAACCATCGAAAACATCTATACATTCATGGATAAGCATTATCCCTACGGAACCGAAATTCCGAACGGGACAATACCGGGCGGCATCACTGTCTTCAAATCGGCGAAAAACATCACTCCGTGGGATCAGGTCTATGCTACAAAAGAACCTGGAGACAAGCCTACCAGTGCTGACGCAATCGACACACTCGGCTTGACCACGGATCTCACGAACCGGATGAAGGCTCTGATGTTCATCGTCGAATACAGAGGTTTCATTTCGTCAACCGTGGTTGCATCCAAGGACAGACATGACGGCAATGTCTTCACACGAGACAATCAGTCCGCCTCTCTTTCCTATATCGAAAGCGACGGCGTTTCCCAGAAGGAGAAATCCAACCGTCTCGGCAATGCCACTACGGTTGCCCACGCCAGATACCCGTCCGATATCTCCATGGTTGAGGATCTTTCCGAAGTGTGGGACGACAGCAACAAGGCCGATGAAAAGAAAGTCCACGATGATGAGGTCCTCTATAAGAGAGACATCACCATCAATCTGGACAGCATCAACGTCACGTATTATCTGTGCAGTGACTATGTTCTGAGGAACTACTTCACAAGTGTCTTCTCCAAGCACAGACCTTTTGCCCTGTCTTCCTATGGGGACAGTGTCGAGAGAAGCGAGAACCGGACCCTTGAGATCCTGTTCTCCGCCGATTCGCTTTTCTATCAGAAGCAGACCAAGAAGATCTATACCGCCGACAATTTCCTTGAAAAAGTCCTCACTTTCTACAAGCCTACGACCTATAAAGAGGACGGAACTGTCGACACTTCCGCCCGGGTTGATTATTCCTACTTCGTCATCTATCCCAACCGATATGTCGAAGGCAACCGAAGAGCTGGTGTCTATGCCACCGATACGCAGGTCTACACGAGCGGTAACTCGCTCTGTTTCACTGTGAGCATGAACGATTCTGCTTCCGCCGGTGTCTATGTCGCCGATTGGAACCCCGTCTTCGGCGATATGGTAAAGACCTACTGGGCAGACCTCAAACATTATTTTGCTCACCTAAACGACAGCGGTTCTTATGATGTGTCGAATCCTGTCATCATCTCCAACTATATGCAGTCGAAGCAGGTCGATGACATTACCGGTGCCAAGCAGGGATGGTTCATGTTCCCGGTCGACGGCAATACCGGCAGGCTGAACCGAATAGGCTTCGGTGTCGGTCAGGTAAGCAACAGGGACTTCTATGCCATCGACAGTGTCGAAACCAAAAGCGAGGGCGTGTCCGACAACGCCGTCACAAGTGCCGCCCTGCTTCCGTTTGCCGATGTCAACCTTATGAGACTTGTCGGCGAGGATTACGGGCTTTCGGATAACGACAACGATAAGAGACTTGTCAAATTCTCCTTCAATTACAACGGCGAAGATAACGAAATCCACTTCGGGTCCTATTATGGTATCGACGGCAACAGCAAGCCTACCATAAAGGAGTTTGCCTCTCCTGTCTTCCGAAGCATCGAAGACGAGAGCGACGGTGCCAAGGAATCCGATAACATCGTTTACAAGGACGGCAAGGAAAAGATTACCATGACGATGCAGTTCGAGCCTGTGAGCGAAGACGGCAGAATCATGTTTTCCGACCTTATGATGCAGCTCAGCGACGTCATCAGCTCCAAGAGCAAGATAACAGGCGAATTTTCGACCGGTTCCGGGTGGATTTTCGAGCCTATGATCGTCGATGACAGAGACGTATATTCCGACGTTGTCACTAACGACATGATCGAAACCGTCGTCCGATATATCAAATGCGACCTGAATATTACCGAATATCCGTCTGTTGTCATCTATCTTCCACAGTCCGTCATTGGTTCCTTGAAACCGACAGAGATCGGAAAGACGTTTGCCTTTTCCGGCTCATACAAAGACAGCAATCAGAACAATATCAGTCTTAATTACAGCATAACAATCAAAAGTGCGGACTATATCGCCAATGACGAAGACGGCGGTATAGGTCTTTTCTGCACCTGCACCATCAACTATTCCAGAAAAGGCGGTGGCAAAGACCCGTTTACCGATTCGGTCCATCATTCGAAGATGAAATTCAGTTCCGTTTCAGGCAGGACGTCGATCAAGACAAGAACGGGTGCCGATATCGAAGTCTCGAAACTTCCGGATATTTCCAAGCCCGGAACTGTCGGCTTTGTCTTGGTCGATGATGCGTATTCAAAGGAACCATTGGAAAAAGAAAACAGAATACACTATGAAGAGACCTATGAACATGAATTGAATGCCGACGAAGAGATAGACGAAACAACAGAGTACCCTATCGAACAACAATACGAAGCCAAGCTCATTTCGGGCGATCCTAAAGTCAGAGTCCATCTTCTGAACTATGACAAGACCACCATTGTCACCAATGCCCATTTCAGGGCTGTGATGTCGGGCACAAGCGACGGATTAAGAAAAGAATATTCCAAGAAGGAAACCTCTACCCGGTACTATGGGGACGAATTCTATCCTGAAGCATATCAGTCCACGGCTGCCAGAAACATGTTCTGGGGTCTTTTCGCTCCGATGGGCCCCGATACTCCGTTCGATTTTTATTCTCTGAATTCCCTCCCGGCTTTTAAGATCTATGGCAGCAACGATGTTTCAGTCAGAGTCACTCCCATGGGAATGGTTTTCACCATTCCTACGCCGAAAGGCCTTTCGTCTTTACGACTGTATTATTATGAAGACGGAACCATGAAGTTCGTATTCGGAATCAATATAGCCGGAACCGATAAAACCGAAGATTCAGGGAGAAAATCGACCGAATCCACTCAGTCTTCTCAGTCTGCCGAACTCGCCGACTATATCTATCCTTCCCATGTGGACAACAATAACAACACCGCAACCTATAAAGTCTATGTTTCCATCCTTGACGACAGATCGAGAACCGTTTTTGACGGCCGTACCGGTGATCCTTTCTACAGAACTGTAAACTATCTCAGCGATACAGACGAAAACGGAAACTATTTCACCTTCGGTGTGAGCAATGCCTGCAAAGGGTTCCTTGGCAGTCCGGAGCCAACCGAGCCTTCCGGACCTACCGGGTCTACCGAACCTGTTCAGCCTACCAAGACCACCAGCGAAGACGAAAGCGTGCCCAGTTTCCCGATTCGTCCTACCGAGTCCACCCAACCAACCGAATCTACCCAGCCTACGGAATCTACACAGCCGACCGAAACTACTCAACCTACGGAATCTACTCAACCAACCGAATCTACTCAACCTACGGAATCTACACAGCCGACCGAAACTACTCAACCTACGGAATCTACTCAACCTACGGAATCTACTCAACCTACAGAGCCTACAGAACCATCCGAATCGACCGAGCCTAGCGAACCTACGCAACCTACAGAGCCTTCTGAACCTACACAACCTACAGAACCTTCTGAACCTACAGAGCCAACCCAGCCTACTGCCACAACGTATACCGTCACATGGAAGAATTATGATGGCACGGTTCTCGATACTGAGGAATATGAGAGCGGTGAGACGCCGTCCTATAAAGGGGATAACCCGACAAGACCTTCCGACGGGGGAACTACTTATACGTTTTCCGGGTGGAGTCCGGCCATTCATACTGTTGACGGCAATGAGACTTATACAGCACAGTTCACTGGGGTCCTACAGCAATACACGATTACGTGGCTGAACGGCGATGATACCGTTATGTATTCCGAAAGTGTCAATTATGGCGTTACTCCTGTGTTTGATCAGAACCATATTGTCAACGGCACCAAGGTAGGACAGCCGACGAAGGAAAGTGCGAACCATCAGGTATATACCTGGGATGGCACATGGACCCCCACAGTCGCTCCGGCTACGGAAGACCAGACTTATCGCCCTAACTTTGCGATAACCAATCAGTTATGGGTCAGATGGATGGACGGTACCACCGTTCTTAAAGATTTTGTCTACGTTGATAATGGATCTGCCATCAGTTATGGATCAAATCCTCCGACCAAAGAACCCGACAGTTTTCACACCTATACTTTCGACTACTGGATTGTCAACGGCACTACGCATCTCACAATGGCGGAGGAGCTTTCCCATCCTGTAACGGAGAACGAGACCCGTGTTGCCTATTTCTTAAGTAATTCTAAGGTTTATACCGTCAAGTGGTACAAGGATGACGGCACCACTTTGGTGTCTTCTAAGGAGGTGAACGCCGGTCAGACCGTCCGCTATCCGGAAAACGAATATCCGCTTCCGACGAAGGAACCCGAGCTCGGTCAGGAGCTTACTTTCTATGGATGGAAGATCAAAGGAACGGATACCATCATCCCGCTCGGACATGAGACCGACGCCGGATACGAAGTGTATGCTGACCAGGACCGCATTGCCGTCTATACCGTCAGCGAGACGGGTGTGCCCGCTGGTGTTGTGCACGCGTTCTCCGGCTGGACCAGCATTGCGGATATTCTTAGTCTTTACGGATATAAATCAGGTACATATATTATCAAGGCTTCATCCACACGGGGTGATAAGCCATATTATGGCGGAACAATGTACATGAGAAAGCCGTTCAGCAAAGACACTGAACCCGCCGACTCCGATTCCCCCCAGTCATATCACGACGCTCTTGCCTCCGGTTGGATGATAAATATGCAGGAGAGTAAGTTCCCGAAGGATATCCAGTGGGTTTGTTATAACGATATCGGCATAGGTGATATTGATGACGAAGAAGCAACTGATTTCGACAAAGGCCCGGATAGAATAAGAATCGAATGGAACAGAACCGACCGCATTGCCAAAATAACCATAGAGAGTTACAAGCCGTTTGTCAGTGTGGCTATCGATCAATCCGGTACGTCTCTTTATTTGTCGCATGATGGGATTGTTGAAGGGCCGGAAAGCATTACGACTATTCTGAACAACGATGAATCTTATTACGATAACGTTCCTTGGAAATACAGCAGATGGGGAAAACGCGGTTACCAGGACTATGTGTATTATACCGGCACCGCCGAACAAGGAATGCTGTATCTGTATATCAACTATTCCACTCACAAGGGAGGCTTGTACAGGCTTACAGGATCGGAAAGTGAACCGACCAATCAGGCAAACTGGACAGCGATTTTCACCGGTACTGATGAATATATGGAAGAACAGCTCGACAATCTGAATAGACCCGGAACTTCGTGGTCGAAGGAATTCACCGACATTCCGCTTGATAATTCCTCCGATAATGTCGACCTCGAGCACTTCTATCTTCTCGATTTCGCCTGCGTTCTCGAGTAGTGTATTAGGGAGTACTTCAAACGTGCTCCCTTTTCGTTTACAAAGTCTCCGCCAGAAAACCCACATGCCCTTGGGCCGTGGGATGAATGGCGGTCAGGATATATTTTACTAGAATTATTGTATATCAGTAAAATATATGATATGATATAAATACGGGAAATTCAATTTCCGAGTCTTAAGAAAGGAAGAATCTGTACGTATCTTACTGTAAAGCAGCAGGTCAAACATCTGTCAAAGGCAGACTATCGCACCCTCAGAGAGCTCTGTCATACCGCAAAGAACCTGGCGAACGAAGCTATCTATAATGTGCGCCAGTATTACTTTGCGGAAGGCGAATTCTTAAAGTACGAGAAGAACTATGTGCTGTTAAAGAACAGCCCTAACTACAAAGCGTTAAACTCCAACATGGCGCAGCAGATCCTCAAAGAAGTCGACGGCTCATTCAAATCATTCTTTGGGCTGATAAAACTTGCAAAACAGGGAAAATATGCTTTCGAGGACTGCAAATTGCCCCATTATCTTCCTAAAGACGGATACACGACGCTCGTGATTGGGTTTGTAAGACTGAACGGCAATAAGCTGGTCCTTCCATTCTCAAACAGCTTTAAGAAATCCCACCCACCTGTGGAGATAGCAATACCACCCATACTGCTTGATAAAAAGGTTAAGGAAATTCGCATCATACCTAAAGCAAAAGCAAGGTTCTTTGAAATCCAGTATATCTACGAAGCTGAATGTTCTCAAAGAAACTTAAATACCAACAATGCACTTGCTCTTGATCTAGGCGTGAATAATCTTGTAACAGCGGTATCAAGCACTGGCAAAACGTTCATCATTGACGGCAGAAGGCTCAAATCCATCAACCAGTGGTTCAACAAAGAAAACGCCCGGCTGCAGTCCATTAAGGACAAACAGCATTTCGGCAAAAGCACCACGAACCGGCAGAAAGCCATTGCCCGTGGCCGCAATAACAAAGTCAATGATTATATGAACAAGACTGCCCGCAAGATTATTAACTACTGTATATCCAATGATATAGGCACTTTGGTTGCCGGCTACAATGTCACATTCCAGAAGAACGCCAATATGGGCAAACAGAATAATCAGAACTTTGTCAATATTCCATATGGACAGCTTCGTAGTAAACTTGAATATCTCTGCGAACTAAATGGCATCGTATTTGTAAAGCAGGAAGAATCTTATACATCCAAGGCATCTTTCTGGGATAAGGACGACATTCCCGTCTACAATGCTGACAACCCGCAAGAATATCAGTTCAGCGGCAGCCGGATACATCGCGGCCTTTACAAAACATCAACCGGGAAAACATTAAACGCGGACGTCAACGGCGCGCTGAATATCATGTGTAAAAGTAACGTTGTGGATCTTGGTATCCTATACGCTAGAGGCGAAGTGGACACGCCTGCAAGAATAAGGATTGCCTGACTTGTCAGGTGGAAACTTAAAGATCAAACTTCTTAAACAGAGCCGTAAGGGTCTCAGAAGCCCATTGCCTTCAGGTGATGGGTAGTTCACAATAAAGAAAATGGATCTAACCATAATCATTCCGGAATACCGTCAGGACAGGAAGAGACTGTTCGAATGTCTCAAGTCGATCGATACCCAGATCGGCATCGAGTTTTCCGATATCGAGGTTCTTGTGGTCATGGACGGAGGGGACACCATAGACCATGACTTCTTCCGGTTCGATCACTATAGCCCCGTCTGGCTCAACCCCGGCGAAAGGCTCGGATGCGGCTGGGCAAGACAGTACGCACTGGACAGGGCCCACGGAAAATGGGTCTACTTCATGGACAGCGACGACACGCTCTATGATGAGACGTCTCTGATGTACATATTCAGCAGGATCAACAACTGCGGAGACAAGAAGATGTTCAATTTCCTCTTCTACAACGAATACACGATGAAGAACGACAGGCAGGATATGGGCAGGCTTTATGCGTCCATATTCCTTCTGAGCGTCATCCGGGACAATGACCTCCGGTTCCTTAAGCTCAACCTCTATGAGGATATCGCGTTCGTCAGCCTTTACATCTATACGGTGACGTGGGATAAAGTCGCCGCTGCCGAGGCAAGACCGATATATGTCTATAAGAAGAATGATAAGTCTGTGACCAAAAACATGGAGACCGAAAAGCCTTTCCACTGTGATGTGGAATGCATGCTGTATCTGGAATACAAGATCTATCAGCTGAATATCGACCATGACACGTTCTTCCTCGCAAGTGCGATGAGAGGATACAAAGAGTACAAAAGGATCATAGCCGCCGGAAAACAACCATGGGGGAACGACAAGGAAAGATATAAGAAGTTCCTTCAGAGGGCGAAGCTCGTCTATATCGTCACTCCGAAATCCCAGATCGATGCCATGGTGAAGATTTTCAACGGAAATCCTACGGCATGGGAACTGTCACGCCTTATGGCCGGCGAACTTGTCAGGTAGGCTTCCCATTTCCGCGCGTCTAGAGTAAACTATTCATATATAAGGAGAATAGAGCGATGTGGTTATATTGTGACCCCCAAGGCAAGGTCGTTAGCGTTTATTATGACATTCCTGTGAGACAGGGGAATACATTCGAAATGTATGTCTGTTTTCCTGATGACAACAAATATATGAATATGGTCGTCAGCGCCGTCTTTCCGCATGTCGACGGTACGATGATCCAGATCACCGCCAACAGAAACGACGGCTATAACGGTACCCGAGTGAAGTTCCCCGGAGTCAACAACAACGTCAGCGGCGCAAACACCGATACCGGTCTTCTTAAGAAGGGCCAATATTATATCGTCTACCATATCCGGGTCAACAACGCCGCCATTACTGCCAATTACGGAAAACTTGAGTTCTATCTTGAGACAAGCAAGAACGATGAGATAGGCGAGAATATAGGCGGCGGGTACATCTATGTTCAAAGAACCTACGGAAACTACGTCCAGACAACCATTACGCCCGATCAGTTCCAGGAGCTTCTTGAAACTATCGAAAACTACGCCATGGTCACAAGGGAATTCATGGAAGATACCGCATCGTGGGTTGCGGACGTCGAAAACAAGACGCTGAGCCTTCGGTCATGGTCCGGTCTCGGATTCATCGACGGAGAGATCAGACTTACGGGAAATCCTGCCGAAGATGACGATTCCATCGACAAAGACCCCGATTTCTATACCGTTGCCACACTCAAGGATACGGTGTCCACGCTCAAATGGCCTGCTACCGTCTTCGGCGTGATCATGGACGGAGACAGAAAAGGCTCTGACGTTCAGTTCCGGCTCAGTTCGACCGAAGCCGATGAAAACGGCCTCAGTTCCGTCGTTCTCGGAATGTCCAAGGACAGCGTCGCTCAGAGCGGCGATACCATCGCCGTCACCGGTATCGTTCCCTTCAACGGAAATGCCCTGAAGTTCGACCCAGCCTCCGAATCCGGTGCCAAAGAGATTACGATTTCCGGCATTGAGTCCTCCGTCAAGATGGTCGATTATAATGCTACGCCGAGTTGCTCCTATGAGTATGTCAAGTCCGATTCCGGTGAGCTTCTGTATAGACTGAGATTCGTTTTCGAGATTCCTAAGCCTATCGGAATCAAGAGCGTTACCTCCAAATCAGATGCCGGCGTCAATACAGTCACTTTCACGACCGATGATGGCAAGGAAACCAGCATCAATGTCCTTGACGGCCCTAGTGTTACCGTTGACTCCAGTCTCAGTGACAGTTCTACAAACCCAGTTGAGAATCAAGCTGTGACGAAGGAAATCAATAAAATAAAAGCGCAGCTGGATGAACTTCGGAATAAACTATAAGCAGGCGCCGAAACGATTACAGGAGGAACAACCAAATGAAAAAAATTAGCGATCGATCGGAAGAAGAGAATGACGAAGAGGAAACGACCGTTCAGGATCTCATCGATGACGAGGCCGAGGCAATCGACGGATACGAGAAGGCTCTTGAGACCGAAACCCGTCCAGCTGTGATCAAAGCGTATAAGAACATCATCATAGACGAAAAGCGGCATAAGGCCATGCTTGAGGAAATCAAGTCCGGAAAGCTCGAGGCTATGGCGCTCTTCGGCTTGGAGGACAGATACCATGGCTGATTTTTCCGAAACAGGTGCCGGCGGAAGCGGCGGATTCGTTCCAAAAGCAAGATTCGTAACGCCGGATGACTTTCTCAACTATACGGGAAAGGATCTGAGATACGAGCTCAGGGACACCGGCGGTGCCGTTGACGACACCAAGGCGGAGCGTTTCCTTTACAGAGCCGAAACCAGGCTTATGTCTTTCGTCGACCACGCTTCCTTCCGAAACTACCAGTGGGATGAACTCGCCTATCATCCGGATGATTTCCAGGCGATGAAGAGAGCAGTGCTCGAACAGGCTCTGTACATGTTCCGGAACGGCGACCTGTCTTCCGACAGCGGATACGATCCTCAGAGAGGACCGATTGCCACAAGACCGGATCTTGTGTCCAGAGAGATCTCGAACTTCGCCATCGACATTCTCAAGGAAAGAGGTCTGTTCAATCAGGTCATGGTCAACCATCTCCGCTATAACAAAACGTGGCTGTAATTATATAAGGTCAAGCATTGCCTTGACCTTTTTTGTTGGAAGCATTAAAATATGGTATGAGGTGAAAGAATATGGTAAATATCAAAAAACACAGAGGAGAGAAACAGGTCACGCAGAGAGAGCTTGCCAGTATCATCGGCGTATCGAGAAACACGCTGATCACGGCGGAGAACAATCCGAAGTACTGTCTGGCGGAGAGCAAGGCGCTCAAGCTCGCCGAGTTCTTCGGCTGTTCCGTCTATGATCTCGTCGACGTCAAGGGCCGTCTTCCGTATAATGTCACGGAGAAGGACATTGCCGCCATCGAGAAGCAGCTCAGGGGATAGATTCCATGGGCCTGAAAAGACTTATCGCCGACAACATCAAGGAGACCAGAGAGCTCCGTGAGGTCATCAGCAAGGACGGCGTCGACAAGATCCATCGGTGTGAAGAGTATGATAAGGACATGAAAGCCCTGAGAGGCATTCTCCGCGCTAAGGCTGCTCCGTCTTTCGATGGGAAAGGAGAGCCTATCCTCATCGTGAGCTACAGAACCGAGATTCCGGCTCAGAGGGTCACCTGTGACGATTCTGGGGAAATCGGGGTTTCCGACCTTTTCCGTATCCTGAACAAGTACGGGCTTGTTTCCATGGAAGACAGGCAGGAACTGGCGAAACAGGTCGACCTGCTCCGGTCCCAGTACAAAGGGAAAAAGTAAGAAGTTGGAAACCACTTGACATTATATGATTAGTCAGTTAGAATCATAAATGCCAACAGGCAATCTGCGTTCGGGTAAACGGAGGTGCACAGAATGGAGACCTAAATGAAAATCGGAGAAAAAATCAGAGAAATCAGAGAGTCCGAAAATCTTACCAGATATATGTTGGGCAAGAAATCAGGCGTATCCGCCTGGGCCATCGCTGAAATCGAAGAAGGGAAGAGAGTTCCTCATCCCACCACGGTCAAGAAGATCGCAGACGCTCTTGGCTATGATTACGACAGTCTGTTTTCACTAATTTAAAGGATAAAATCGATTATGACTGAAAAAGATTCCAAATCTATGATGAACATCTATCAGAAGATGTCCGCTGTTTCCAATGAGATCCGTTTTGTCAAGAAGGACCTGAATGTTTCCGTCAGCAAGACCAACAGCTACTCCGCTGTCGGAGAAGCCGGCATTCTCGATGCCGTCAAACCGGTCGAGAAGAAGTACGGCATCTATTCCTTCCCGGTAAGCAGAGAGATCGTCAGTTCCGTTGAACTTCCTACCGCCAAGCAGTATCTGGCCGACGGGACTCCGTACGACAAGTTCAGCAGATTCCTCAGAATCAAGACCGTCTACCGTTTCGTCAATCTCGACGATCCCAAGGACTTCGTCGATATGACCACCTTCGCCGACGGCATCGATTCGGGCGACAAGGCTCCGGGAAAGGCCGAAACCTACTGCGACAAATATGCCCTTATGAAGGCGTACAAGATCATCACCGGCGACGACCCGGACCAGTTTGCTTCCGTCTGTGAGAAAGCCGACGGAGATCCTGTCGTTCCAAGCAACGTCAAGCCTTCCGAAGCGGCTCCGAAGAAAGCTGATGAAGCCGCTGAAGATTCTGTTCCCGTTCCTGAAGCCGAAGGCTCTGCCATCACCGCCGAAACCGCGGCCGCTATGGACGAGCTCAGAATCGACCCGGGAAGACTTGCTGAGTACTTAAAGAAAGACGTCAGCTGTCTGACTGAAGCCGATTGTGCGGAAGCTGTTAAAAGCAAGAAAGCCAGAATGGCAATCAAAGACTTCAAGAAGACCGCTCAGGAAGGTGTCAGCAAAGTCACTGCCGAAAAGGCTCCTGAAGACAAAGGAGAGAAGTAATGGATAGCGGACGCACCGATATTCCCGATATCTCCGCTCTCTCCGCCGAGCTGAACTTCAACGAAGAGACCCACGTCTATACATTGGGCGGCAAAGACCTTATCTCCGTCACACAGCTTCTGGAGAAGCAGAAGATTTCGCCTTCGTATTCCGCCGTCAAACCGGAGCTTCTTAAGAAGTCTGCGATGAAAGGCAAGGTCATCCATAAGGAAATCGAAGAGTACAACAAGACGGGCGAAATCGGCTTTACGCCGGAATGCCAGGCATATGCGGATTATGTCGAAGGCATGAAGCTCCACTGCATCGCCTCCGAATGCATGGTCTACACCGACTATTATGCCGGAACATTCGACCAGCTTCTTGAGACCGAAGACGGAGAGCTCATCATCGCCGACAACAAGACCACGTCGCTGATTCATCGTGAGTCCGTCTCCTGGCAATTGTCTCTCTATGCCTACGCATACTGGGTCATGACGGGAATCGAAATCAAACACGGACAGGTCTTCTGGTTCCGGAAGGACGGAACGCTGGAAGTCCAGGATATCGTCCTCAAAGACAGACAGGAGGTGGAAGACCTGATCTCCGCTGACAAAAGAGGGGAAATCTATAAGTCGCCATATCCGGTCGAAGTCGCCAAAATTGCCTACATGGAAAGCCTTAAAGCCCGTAAAGACGAGCTTGAGGCCCAAGTCAAGGAAATCAATTCCGAAATTGAAACCTATCAGGACGAATTCATCAAGGCGATGGTAGAATCGGGCCACGAGAGCTTCGACACCGGCTACGCAAAGTTCACCGTCATCCATTCCAAGGCAGCCGTCAGGTTCGACAATAAGAAGTTCAAAGAAGACCATCCGGACGAATATCAGAAGTATTTCGTTCCGGGTGAAGCCAAGAAAGATGCTCTCAGAATCACGCTGAGAAAGTAAAACAGAGGTAACAGATAATGCTTAATTTCGCTAATAATACTAATCATTCCGGCGACTCCAATGAGCCGAGACCGCTGATCAAGAACGGAACGTATAACGCCAAGATCGTCAAGGCGGATATCACCAACTTCAAGGGCAACGATCAGATCAACATCACCTTCGAGATCCAGGGCGGTGAGTTCGACAAGAGATATGTCTTCTATCACGTCAAGAAGGATAAGAACAACCCCGACCAATTCGATTCCTTCGGCATCATGAAGGTCGTCTGCTACGGACAGGGCTGGGACAGCAACAACCAGGCCCTGTGTGAAGAGCTTACTAAGAAGGGTGTCAGAGTCACATTCGAAGACTACGATGACCTTGTCCAGTATCTCAACTCCGGTCTTGCCATGCAGATCACTACCATGAACGAAGCGGACAAGAATACCGGAAAGTTCTATCCGAACCCCAGAATCACCAATTTCGCTCCTATCGGTGCGGCTAAGAACACCGCTTCCGCACCGGCGAAGAGTGCACCTTCCAAGGCTCCCGTCATCGATAGTGACGACGACCTTCCGTTCTGAGTTTCGGCAAGGTATGGTATCATAGGGGTGGGCATCCTATTGCCTGCCCCTTTCATGGGCGGTATGCAAGAGCAGTCATTTTCGGCTCGAGGCATAAGGGGTCCGATACCCCATCCGCCCTTTTTATTCACATAAAAAACGAAATGATGCAAACAGAGGAGCTCGGCTATGGCTATTGACACTCAGAAAGTAGAAGCGCTGGAGAAGCAGTACGGGAAACTGCCGGATATTCTCAAGTCGCGCAGGATTTGGTGCGGATATAGAATATTAGATATTAAAGACGACGAAAAAGGAACGGTGAGAAAGAGAAAGGTTCCATTCAATGCCGTTACGGGAAGCACGGCAAAGCCCAACGACCCCAATACGTGGACAACTTTCAAGATGGCTATCCGGGGCATTGCGGTCTTCGGCTTCGACGGCCTTGGCATCATGCTCGGAAACGGGATTGTCGGTACCGACCTTGACAATCACGCCGACAGCACTACCGGCAAGCCTCCACTGACCGATGAGCAGTTCAAGGAATGGGCCACCCAAGCCGTGGATATCCTTGGCGGTTATGCGGAGTATTCCCCTTCGGGAAAGGGCGTCCATATCCTTAACAGCGGCCATCTTCCGGAAGGCTCCGTGAACAAAGGCCATAAGGTGGTGGATGGTCTCAGAAGAGACGTCGAGATGTACGGCAAGTGCAGATTCTTCACGGTGACAGGAAACACCATCCGCGAAGATGACCTTCTCGAAGACAGTTCCGACATCCTCAAGGAATTCTATGAAAAATACGTTCTTCCGGAGCCGAACGACTATCAGAGGAATGCGGTCGTATATACCGGGTCAGGGCATTCTTTCCTCAGCGACACGGAAGTCATCGAGCATGCGACATCCGCCAAGAACGGGGCGAAGTTCATCGATCTCTACTATAACCAGAACTATAACCTGTACAGCGGAGACAAGTCGAATGCCGATCAGGCCCTTGCCGATATGCTTGCGTACTGGACGAACGGCGATGCGGCGCAGATCGACAGGCTCTTCCGAGCCAGCTCCCTTATCCGGGACAAATGGGACAGAAGCTGCAAGGACGGCATGACCTATGGTCAGGTGACCATCGATAAGGCTATCAAGGGCATGACTGCCGGATACGTTCCCCATAAGCCGAAACAGGAATACAAACCGGTTGCCAACAAGAAATATACGGTCAACAGCGATACGGGCGAAATCGTCGAAGAAGAAGACGGAGAAGAAGACAGCGGAGATGCTGATGCCGGAGACGGCGGAGAAGACCACGAAGGCTTCTCTCCGGTGATGACCTTGGACGAAAACAACGAGCCCATCATCCGTGTGAACGAGCTGAAGCGTGACAACTATACTTACGATGACGTAGGCAATGCCGAGGCTTTCTACGATATCTTCGGCGATCTGTTCCACTACAATACCAAATCGAAGTACTTCATGTACTGGACCGGAAAGACGTGGGTGGAAGACAGCCTCAACATCATCAACAAGTATCTCGTCCGCCTGAGCGTTATCATGAACAAAAACAGACAGTCCTATGTCGACAAATACGAAGAGGCGGTCGAAGACGGAGACAAGGAAGCCGCCGCAGAGGCGAAGGAAAAGCTCAAGGCTTTCACAGCCAATATCAAGTACATGAGAAGCACCAAAGGTCAGGAAGCCATCAAGAAGCAGATTGCTTCTCTTTATGGGATTCCCGTCCTTCCGGCGAGTTTCAACACGCAGGAGTACTATCTCAATACGGATTCCGGTGTCGTCGATCTCAGAAACGGCACCATCCTTCCGTGGGACAAGAACCTCATGCTGTCCATGAACACCAAGTGCAAGGTCAATCTCAAGGATGAGCCTACCCTTTGGATAAAGTTCCTTCATCAGGTCTTCCAGAGAGGCAACGGCGCCGAGGAGAAGGACGAAAAGCTCAGAGCCAAGAACCTCAAGGAAACGGAGGACATCATCGATATCGTCCAGCAGATCATCGGGCTGGCTCTGACCGGCTACACCCGTGAGCAGAAGCTGTTCATCCTCTACGGATCCGGGTCAAACGGCAAGTCCACCTTCATCAATCTCATCGCGAACAAACTCATGGGCGACTATGCCATCAAGATGGACTCATCCGTCCTTCTTGCCAAGGATGCCGGAACAAATTCCAACGTCCAGTTCTCGTTGGCCAGTCTTGTGGGTAAGAGACTCATCATCACATCGGAAACGGACGACAACGAGAGAATGTCCGAGAAGACCGTAAAGGATATGACCGGAGACGATATGGTCAACGCAAGAGAGCTATACGGCAAGGGGTTCGAATATCTTCCGCAGTACAACGTCTTTATGTGCACAAACAACCTTCCGATCATACGAGGCACCGATTTCGGCATCTGGAGACGTATCTTCATCATCCCGTTCGTCCACACGTTCACAGGCGCGGAAAAGGACCCGGACATGCCGAGAAAGCTTGAGGCGGAGAAAGACAGGATTCTCGGATGGTGCATAAAGGGCTATAAGAAGTACCTTGACAACGGAGCAAGACTTATCACTCCCAGCTGTATTTCGGAAGTCGTAGATGCCTATAAGGAAGATATGGACGTTGTCTCCCGTTTCATGGCAAAGTGCTGCCATTTCCACGAGGAGGAGAGGGAGCTGTGTACGGATGTCTATTCCGCCTACAAGAACTGGGCGAAGGACAATACCGACTTCGTCATGAAAGAAAGCAATTTCTATAAGAACATCAGGTCCAAGGGATTCAAGACCATAACCAACATGGACGGAGAGGAAGTCTATTGCGGTTTCTCCATCAATCCGAGCGTCAAAGCCAAACTGAAGGGTTACGATAAGTACGGATCCGGCTATAGCAGCAATCTGGACTTCGGAAAAGGATATCAGCGACAATGAGCAGCATTCAGGTTGAAAACGGAAACAGGGACGAAAAGTCCCTGTGCCTCGATTATCTCAGGTCCAGAAAGTGGTACGCCTATAACACGAAGAGATCCGCTTCCGGGTCACAGCCGGTGGACGTGTTGGCTTTCAAGGGGACAAAGGACGGCACTTCTGTCGTCCTTTTCCTCGATGCCAAGAACCAGGAAAAAGGGAAGTCGTTCCCGTTCTCCAGGATAGAGCAGAACCAAGAGACCAGCATGCTCTTCTGCTCACGCTACTGCGGAAACAATCCCGATCATATGGGCTTTGTGGTATTCTTCAGCGTAGGCGGAGAAAAAGAAGCCATGTTCCTTTCCTATCCGAAATATAGGGAACTTATGGAAAACGGAGCCAAAAGCGCTCCGATGGATGAAATGGTTCGGTTCGACTCATTTCTGGACGGACTCGATCGGAAATATTTTGCAGAAAAAGACAAGTAAGTAGTTGACATTATATAATCAAATAGGTATAATCTTAGCGTAACCATCCAACGAATGGTTACCATCATCTAGAATTGCGGGGGTCTTAGTGTCTCCCTACGCAACAGGGCCAGGACTGCTTCCCTGACGGCAAAAGCAGTCTGAAAAGAGCGGTGTTGCAAAGTCCACCGCCCCGGAAGAGCGGCCTCCTTTCAGGCCCGCGTACATCGAGCCTTATTTACAAGCCTACGCTCGTACGGTAGGGGTGCTCGTGGCAAGGCTAGCCACAACAACACCCCATCTCTTATATCGCGGGGTGGAGCAGCGGAAGCTCGCCTGGGTCATATCCAGAAGATCACGGGTCCGAATCCCGTCGCCTTCTCCATCTATGCGGACAACATTACTCTTGACCATCTTGGTCGCCAGCTTCTGCCTAGTCGTTATTCGACCGGTGCGCAGACTAGACAGAAGCTGATGGCCCAGATGGGGTGGAACTCCCCAACGAATTGACATCTAATCGCAAGCAATTGCGAGAGCCCGGACACTTCCGTGGGTGGGTCGGACAAGGCAACCTCGCCGAAGTCGAAGAGAAACGAGGTAGCGACTAACAGTCTTCTAGAAACTGCGGATGCCGGCAACGGCTGTCGCGATCGGCCTGGCGGATGCCGATACAAAATCCGCCTCTTCATTGGGGTGTGGCCAAGAGGTAAGGCTTCAGACTTTGACTCTGAAATGCACTGGTTCGATCCCAGTCACCCCAGCCAGCCGCAGGCGTAGTTCAGTGGCAGAACTTCGGCTTTCCAAGCCGACCACGCGGGTCCGAATCCCGTCCCCGCCACCGATTCTCGTTAATAATTCCCGTTTGCATATGTATCCCGGCGTGGACTTCTCCATGTCGGGATTATTTCTAAGAAAGGAAAAGAAAAAAATGGATTCCGAAAAGTATCAGATTACGAAACTGGAAGATATGGTTTATTGCAAAAAAGGTCTTAGAGGAAAAATTCCGATCTTGGCATACGGCCAGATAGACGGCCGTTATTTCTTCATCCTTAATATCGGCGGAGACCACCCAACGGCATATGTCGAAGTGATGCTTCCCGGCGATAAAGTCGGTTATGACGATCTTTGCAATATCCATGTCCATGGTGGAATCACTTTCGGTCCCGATGACTTACATCACGTCACATCGCGTTGTCAGGAAGTCGGCGAAGAAGCAAAGGAAGCTCTTGACCGTGAGTATATCGGATGGGATTACGGCCATTGGGGAGATTTTGTGCCATGGGCCCAAGAAAATGAGCTTGAGACTTATTACACAAAGAAATGGAACGTCGATGAAATAATGGAAGACGTGGTCAGCGTTGCAGACCAGCTGGAGAAGGCAAAACAGAGGAGATAAAAATTATGGAATTCACGAAATATCAGCACATTATGAAGCTCGGTACGGAAGAAGTCGACGGCATTCTCAGCGGAACCGTCTATCTCTTCTATAAGATCGACGGAACAAACTCGCAGGTCTTCCTAAAGAATGACGGCGAGACTCTCGGCTTCGGTTCGAGAAACCGTGAGGTCACTCCCGAAAACGACAATGCCGGATTCGCCGCCGCCTTCGAAGATGAAGCTCATAGAACAGAGTATCAGGAAATGCTTCAGGTTCTTAAGGCTCATCCTGATTACATCATCTATGGCGAGTGGCTCGTCCCGCACACTCTGAAGACCTACTCCGCCGATTCGTGGAAGAAATTCTACATCTTCGATGTACTCGACACCGCAACCGGCAGATATCTTCCTTATGAAGAATATACGGCTTTGTTCAGTGGCTTCTCCGATATGAACATCATTCCCCTTCTTGCCAAGCTTGAAAACCCTACTGCGGACGAAATCAAGGAAAAACTGCAGGATACCGGGCGCTTCCTCTGCGTAAGCGGACTCGGCGAAGGCATCGTGATCAAAAACTACAGTTATGTCAATAAGTTCGGTCGCATCACCTGGGCTAAGATGCTCACCGAGGACTTCCTTTCCACCAAGACGGATACCCGTGAGCATAACAGGCAGATCAAGCAGGGCGAAGGCGAGCATTCCACCGAGGAGAAGATCATCAACCGGTATCTCACCGTCGAACATATTTCCAAGGAATATCACAAAATCTGTGAAAAATACGATGAAGCCGTAATGAACCCTACCCATACCTCTGAGCTTCTCAATACGGTTTTCACCGAATTCTGGTCTGATAACTGGGAAATCATCCTAAAACAGATGCATATGCCTACCATCAGCTTCAAAGCCCTTAAGTCCTTCTGTGACGCAAGAGTCAAAAGCTTCGTCGGAACGATCGTCTAACGATTCAGGAGGATAACAGTATGGAATTCCAAGCATGCAGTGAAGCCGAGTGCGAACGTCTTTACGCAAAAACAGACCACAAGTATGTAAGACTGAACTACTATTATCTCTTCGACCTTCCCACCAGATCGACCGAATGCTCTGCCGGATATGATTTCCACAGCCCGTTCGAGGTCAGAATCAAGAAGGGCAGAACCGTAAGCTTCCCTCTTTTCGTGAAAGCATTGGGGATGCCTAAGGACTCCGTCCTTCTTGTGTTCAACCGCTCCGGACTGAGCCTGAAATACGGTATACGGCTGGACAATGCCGTCGGTGTCATCGATGCCGATTATAAGCAGTGTATCTGGGTTCAGGTCACAAACTACGGAAAGAAGGATTACTACATCCACACCAACGATAAGATCGCTCAGGGCGTTTTCGTCCGATACCTCACGGTTGACGGCGACACCGCAAGCGGCAACAGAACCGGCGGATTCGGAAGCACCGGAAAGTAAGGAACAGGATATATGGACAAGAAAGACAACGCCAAGCTGGATTTCATCGGAAAGTTCATCAACGGCGAGGACATTACCGCAAGAGACGTAAACAAATTCGAGCCTAAGGAACTTGCCAGGCTTCTCACCATCGTGTCCAAGAACATGCGGAAGGTATCCGATGAGAAGTCCGTTGCGGAAAGCAATCTGAAATCCACGCTTGACTACTTCGAGGAACTCGACAGGAGATCCGCATCGACCCTTGGCGCCGCACACCGAGAAGTAGTCATGTTCATTGAAGAGATGCGGAAATAAGGGCCTTCAAGACCCTTTTTGTTTCGGAAAGGAGAACATATGTTAACCACGGTTTCGAGCAGTATCGTTGTAGAGAATCCGACCGATGAAGTGCTGTCATGGTGCAGAAGCAATCTTATCCTTGACAATCCTTTATACAGACAGCTTGCCAAGAGACAGCAGTTCGACATGATCCGAAGGAAGCATATCCCGGAGAAAATGAGCTTCATGGTACGGAAAGGAAACGCCGTCGAGATTCCGTTCGGATGTCTTTATGCCGTCTGGCCTCTCATCCGGAAAGGCCCGGTCAGAACCCATTTCGCACCCGAAAGGGATAACACGATAAAGGGCCTTCCTACGCCTCAGGGACTTGAGCTGAGGGATTATCAGGAAGAAGCGGTTTCCGCCCTTCTGAAGGCCAAAGGCGGCGTTCTGAAGGCAGGATGCGGTGCCGGGAAGACAATCACGGGAATCGAGCTTGTGCACCGCATCGGGCAGAGATTCCTGTGGCTCGTCCATACCCACGACCTTCTCGATCAGGCGAAGAGGGACTTCCTTGAGCTTTATCCGGACATGGATATCGGCCTGATAACCGAAGGAAAGTTCGAAATCGGAAAAGACGGCGCCATCGCCACCGTACAGACGCTTTCCAAGATGGACCCGAAGCTGTACGCCGAGGAGTTCAACATCGTCATCGTCGATGAAGTCCACCATGCGGCCGACCGGATCGATCAGGTTCTTATGTATAAGAAGGTTCTTGGGAATATGTGCCCGAGATACCGATACGGTCTCACCGCCACGCCGTACAGACAGGACGGGCTTACCAATACGATCTACTTCAACATCGGATGCAACCCGGACGGAAGCTTTGCTCCGGCGTTCTCGGTCGCAAGATCCAGAATCAAGACCCTTGACGCTCAGGTCATAAGCCTTCCGGTGGATACCGAACTTGTCGAATCCTATGAAGCCCCCGTGACGAAAAAAGCCCTGTGGCCGTTCACCGCAGACAGCAACGGAACATATGACCTGTCTTCCGTCCCCGGAGAACCTACGGCTCTGGAATACAGCTGTTTCGACCGGGAAACCGGGAAATATGTTTCGGCCAGCAGAGCGTTCCACTCCATCCGAGACCGGAAGAAGACCAAGGACGGAATCCTGTATTCCTCTTCGACGCATACCATCTCCGGACTTACCCCGGGCATGAAATACCGGGTTGCCTATGAATATCGGGAAGAGGAAAACCTGAACCTGTTCGAAAGCGACGGCACCATCGAGTTCGCCAATCTCGTCAGCTACTTTGTCCACTGTGAGGAAAGAAACGTCTCCATCGTCGATTATGTCTGCAGACTGGTCAGCGAAGAGGGAAGAAAGGTTTCCATCCTTTCGCAGTCAGTGGAACACTGCTCCACGCTTGCCGGAATGCTTGAGAAGAAAGGCATCCGGACAAGATGCGTTACGGGAAAGACAAAGAAATCCGAACGCAAGGATGCCCTTGAGAACACCGATGACTGGGATGTCATCGTCGCCACGATTCAGCTTTTCAAGGAAGGCATCGACATCAAATCCCTTGATACCGTCATCATCACCACACCTATGAAGGACGAGGCGGCGATCGAACAGGCATGCGGCCGTTGCGAGAGATACATGGCAGGGAAGACGCAGCCTCTGTTCGTCTATGTATTGGACAAGAATTTCAAGTACTGTTATGGTGCGTTCGCCAAGATGAAAAAAGTCATCCGAGGAAGACTATGACCGAAAAATGCGTGTTAAAATACTTATAATACCACTTTGGGAGAAAAAGAAATGAACGAGCATAGCGACTGGACGGGAAACGGAACTTCCGTCTATAAGATGATAGGAGCAAGCAACCACTGCGAAGCCGAGCGTGAGTCGAACGACTATTACGCCACCGATCCCATCGCCGTGGAAATGCTGCTTGAGAGAGAAAGTTTCTCTCACGACATATGGGAACCGGCTTGCGGGGGGGGACATATATCAAGAACTCTTTCCGCTCACGGCTACAGCGTGAAATGTACCGACCTTATCAAGCGTATACCCGAGGAAACCGCTCTTGACTTCCTAAAGACAGACACGCCGTTCAATGGCGATATAATCACCAATCCGCCTTACAAGTTATGCTCCGAGTTCATCGTCAAGGCTCTGTCGCTTATCCCTACAGGGCACAAGGTAGCAATGCTCCTTAAATTGACCACGCTGGAAGGCCAGAAGCGATATAACGAAATATACAGAGATAACCCTCCTGAAAAGGTTTTAGTCTTTGTAAAGCGTATCGAATGCGCCAAGGGCGGAAAGTTCACGGGGTCAAGCGCCGTCTGCTATTCGTGGTTTATATGGAAAAACGGTTTCAAAGGGAAACCGACAATAGACTGGCTTATATAACGCACCGTTTTGTAAGCATTTTAAAAAGGAGAAAAGCAATGCCAAAACTGAAAGTATATGTGATGAAGGAAACCGATCTCAATAAATGGGCCGAGGTCGGCTATGACATCCAGCCGCAGGTTCCTGTGTTCGGCGGGATGGCGATCTTCAAGGAAACGAAGGTTGATTTCATGGATAAGTTCCCCCAGGCCATGATCAGCAACTACAACGATCCGAACAAGCAGAAGTATTTCAGGACCAGCAGAACAGAGGACTATCTTCACAGCATCGGAGTCAATTTCTATAAAAACGCCGACGGCACACATACCGTCGACCAGGAAAACGAGCTCTTCCGGGAAAACATCACCAAGATCCGTCTGGCCGTTTTCGAAAACGACGAAGACAAGATGCTGTGCCTATGCCCCTATGACTGGACGTGCCCCATCCGGATCTATGCGGCAAAGCTGATCTATCCGTATATGAAGGAAGAAATCGACAGCCTTCTGAAGAAAGGTCTGATCAGCGCCAGATACGTAGAGACAAATGCGTAATGATATCTTCTTCACCAATCCTGACGGATCGCCGGTCGTCGCCGCAGACGGGACAAAGCTGATCGACACCAGGAAAGTCATCGGAAAAGGCTATACGAGGGGATGGTTCACCAACTGCTCATGCCGTTACAGGGTCTTCGAGGGGGCACGTGCCACCAAGAAATCCTACAATATGATCGGCTATGAGCCTCTTTTCAAGATCGTTGCGGACCCTAACAGAAATATCCTCATTCTGAGGCAGAACGACGTAGACAACTATCAGACAACATACGCTCAGGTCGTCCGCTGTATAGGCGACCTGGGATGGGAGAATCGCTTCGACATCCGGAAGTCGCCTTTCGAAATCATCTATAAGCCAACGGGGCAGAAGATCATTTTCCGTGGCCTCAACAACCCGACATCCCTGAACGGCATCACGTTCCCCGTCGGCGAGTTCACCGACATCTATATCGACGAAGCCTTTGAGGTCACAGACCAGGATGCGTTCGACAAGCTGGACCAGTCCTGCCGTGGTGTCATGAAGCCGGAGGCCGTCTATAAGTTCAGACAGGTCACTTTGTGCCTGAACCCGTGGTCGCAGGACTGCTGGATCTACAGGGAATTCTTCAAGGGAAGACTTGAGGATGATTTCGATGTCCTGGACAACCCGCGTGTCACCTATGTCGACAAGTTCGACTGGGGATATGTCGGACAGGGCGGAAGCGGTCTTTACCTTCATAAGTCGACCTATAAGGTGAACGAATTCCGTGACAAGGAAGTATGGGACCGTTCGGCGGAAGAGATGAAAATCAAGGCACCGGAGAAATACCGGGTGCGTTTCCTCGGTGGATGGGGCAATATCACCGGGCCTGTCTATCCGGAATGGAACGACAGCCTCATCCATGACCCCATCGATTTCGTCGGACTGGATGCCAGAGGCATGCCCCGTATGGTCTTCTCCGATTTCGCCATCGGTCTCGATACCGGTCTTTCCAACGGACAGGGCGGCAAGAGAACCGTGAAGAAAGGCGAAGACCCGACTGTCCGTATCAAGTCCGCCACGACCATGCAGTTATGCGCCATTACGGCAGACCGCTCGAAGATGGTCGTAGTCGATGAGTATTTCCACAGCAACGCCAAAGGCTATAACGACATCAACACCGACAACAAGGACGACCTTACGCAACCTATGCTTGTCGCTCAGTGCGTCCAGTACATCAAGAAATGGATCCACGTCTACGGCGACAACAAGTACACCAGACTTATGAAGGGCACCATCGATGTCTTCGTCGACGGAGCCGACAGAGGCTTCCAGGATTCCCTAAGAATGGAATGCAGAAAAGAGAACCTCAACAACGTCAGGGTATTCGGCTCCGGCGGAAAGACCACGATTCAGTCACGTGTCGATTTCGAAGGCCTCATGATGGCCTATGACGATTTCTGGATCAGCAAGAACTGCCCGAACCTCATCCGTGAGATAAAGAACGCCAGAAGAGGCGAAAAAGGCGAAGCCAGAGAAGATACCGATGACCACGCCCTTACCGCTATGGAATACGGCATGGCGCAGATGCTCGTCGATCTGAAGCGATACAAGGAATTTATGCACGATTAGTAACGTTACAGCTTGACATTATATGATTATCCGCTATAATCTTTGCTGGGAGGAGATAAATGGAAGCAAGAAAAGCGAAGACAATCACGGAAGAACTTCCTTTCCTGTCGGAGATATCAAGACCTCCGATAAAGGTAATCGGAAGAGACGACGAAATCAGGCGTCTGACCGAAATCCTCTATAAGACGAGAATGCAGAACTGCGTCCTCATCGGGGAAGCCGGCGTAGGCAAGACGACGCTTGTGGAAGAAGTATCCCGTCGGATGAGCAAGACCCACGAGTTCGTGGTCATGGACATCAGCAGCGTACAGGCCGGAACAAAGTTCCGCGGGACGTTCGAGCAGAAGTTCATGCAGACGGCTCTGTCAATCGGCAGATACGAAAACAATTTCCACAGAAAAGTGGTCATATTCATCGATGAGGTGCATACCATATACACCGCCGGTTCGCTTACGGGCGAGTCTACCGATCTCACAGCGGCGAATATCCTCAAGCCCTATATCACAGACGGCAGGATAACGGTGTGGGGTGCTACCACGCTGGATGAATACAGAGCCACGATCATGAAGGACAAGGCTCTCATGAGAAGAATGCCGCCCATCCTAATAGACGAGCTGGACGACGGGATATCCGAGCAGATCGTCGGAGAATTCATCAGAGGAAGCGTGCTGGATGACGGCGGAAACGCCGAGTCTCTTGCCGCTTCTGTCATGAACTTCTCGAAGACGGTCCAAGGCGGGTCAAACCCCGACAAGGCGTTGGAGCTTGCCGACAGGGCAATCGCCAAGAAGACATTCGAAAATCTGAATCCGTTCGATGCGATAAGGGAAGCGGCCGGCGACATGGCTTCCGAAAGAAAGCTTCTGTCGCTGAGCCTATGAACATGAGCTCTATTTGGCATATATAAACATAAAGGAGGCACAAAAATGAGCATTGAAGAAAAAGACAGAATCTACGACAGCAGAGAACAAGGAAGCTTAGGCATGGTCGAAGACGACGTTCTGTTCGGCGCCGTTCTCGGCTATCTGGCCCTCGCCAATAACATCGATGACGTCATCGTGGACAGAAAGACCGAAATCTTCAAAGGGGCGGTCTCGAAGGTCATCGAGGACAAGAAGAACGGCAAGGTCACCGTTCTCTTCTCCGACGGCAAGAAGACGGAATCGGTATGTAAGGGAGACGACAATTACGACTTCATGATCGGATTCGCCAACTGCGTCCTGATGTGGCTTACCGGCAATTACACCGGCTTTTGCAGCAAGCTGAAGAAGAACAAGACAAAGTTCATCAGCGTGGACGAACTGAGAGCCAAGAAGGAAGCCGAGGAAAAGGCTTCCGGTGCCAAGAAGACCGGCAAGAAGTCTTCCGGATCCGTCAAACACGGCAAGTAAGTCCGCATAGGGGAGATGACATCACGTCTCCCCTTTTCTAAGAATATGATTAGTCAAATAATGTTAAGCAAGTGGTTGACTTCGGTAATCAAAAATGGTAACATATCATTGACGAACGATAAGGAGGACAAGAAAGGGGAAGACCGATGAGAACAAAATTCCATATTGCCTACGCCGATAGGAAGAAGAAACCGCGGGAAACGACCGTTTTCGCGGAAAGCCTGGAAGAAGCCGAAAAGATCTTCGCCGGCAGCTACAAAGGATGCCAGATCCTGTCTGAAAAAAAAGACGGCGCAAAGGAACAGAACAATCAGCCGAAGCCTATCGCCTTCTGCCGTTCGGAAACAGGAATAAACATGATTACGTGGGAAATGTCATGTATGCTCCTGTTTGCCGGGATACCGAAATCACCGTTCGACTGGTATGCGGAACAGAAGGAAGTGCCGAACTGGAAATACCACGTCCTGTTCCTCACAGAAGAGATATCGGATCCGACGGCAATGATCATCGCAGACCATTTCGTCGAAGAACCGGAAGGCGGACTTACGATGGACTTCATCCGGAAGCTGTACTGCGAATACGTCAGAAAAGGGGAAATCGAAGAAACCCAGGCACTCCATGTATGCTGTGTCGAACGCAAAGAAAGGAAAGAATAATTCTTATGAAAACAAAACTTATGAAAACACTCCGTAATCAGAAGGGATGGTCGCAGAGAGAGATCGCCGCAAGAATCGGCATGCAGTTCCAATCCTATAACGGCGTCGAGACCGGAAAAAGAGGCATGACCATCAAGCACTGGAAATCCTATCAGAAAGTCATGGGACTCGATGATGCCACCATGTGGCAGATCATTTCCCAGGACGATGCGGAGGACTGAAAATGCCGAAGCCTTATAAGAAAACATTCTACCAGAACCCATTCAAAAGCGAGATATACTCCCGTCTTGCGTCCAAGAACATGAACGCAAAGAAACTCGCAAAAAAAGCCCATATGGGAATCGGAGAGGTCCAGAGAATGATGGACGAAAAAAACGCCGTCCCGTCGGAGCAGTTCATCGGTGCGCTGACAAGAATCCTCGGCGGAACGGACGAATACTGGAAGAATCTTGCCGGCCAGCTGAACGCTTCATCTGAGCCGACAGCGGGGGCTGTTGCGGATGACGGCGGAGAACAAACGGAGACAGGCACAATGCCTGAAAAAGAAGCCAACGAGGACAAATCGGCCCTTATCCACAGTACACCGAAGAACATATTCTATGAAGAAGTCAGAAACCTATGCAGAGACAAGAAGATCGGTATAAGCGACATTGCCAAGGCATCGGGCTATGCCGGATCGTCCGTATACTACATGCTCAACTTCAGCAAATCCTATCCGTCTACCGACCTTATCACGGCAATCGCCAGAATCGCCGACAACCCGCAGAAGGGCGAAGCCTATTGGGGAGACCTGGTGAAAAAGGTCGGAGGCAGACTTCCGGAAGAACCGAACGTCCATGACTACAGAGTCAGACGTGAAAAACAGCCTATGATTACGGGCACGCTTCTTCCGAAAATTCCGGCGCTTCCTCCGTCCGACGACAAGCAAAACGCACCGCAGAATGCGCCGACCACAGAAAAGCGTTATGTTCTTCTTGCGAGCGGTTTCGTAGAGGAAGTCCGCAACGGATATTTCATGATAGGCGTCCATCCGACGAAAAAGGACACCAAGGTCCTTCTTGTGAGAAGAGACGACGGCTCGTATATCAGCAAGGGAGAATTCATCCGCATCGCCGAAAGCAGATTCGCATTAGGCATCTATGACGGGAAGATTCTGGCCAAGATCAAGGGACACAATTCGCTGTTCGCAGTCATCCGATACAACAGCGACAACGATATCATCATCGACAGCATCGGCGGAAATACGTCCATCCGGTATGATCAGATCGAAAAGCTCTACGAAGCTGATACCTTAAAAGAGCTGAAGAAATAAAACAGGAGAAGCTAAAAACAATGGAAGTCATGGAAACCATCGACTTATGCGACGAATTATGCAGCAACGCCACTTTTTCCGATACGTTCACGAAGAAGAACGTCGGGTTCGTGTTCGAAAAGGGGGATAATCCCATCTATGCGACCCTTGCCGACGACAAAGTCATCCTCGACAAGGCTACCTACATCAAAATCGGGATATTCATCCAGAAAAACATCGCTCAGTGCAGTCTCGCCATCCTCGGGAAGCTTGCGAAAAGCGCCGAAGGTCTCGCCTTTGCCCAGGGAGACAGAAACAAGCCTGTCTTCCTCTACCACTACAAGCTGAAGAGAAAGGGCAACCATGTCCAGATTGCCCCGGTCAACATCCCGTCTTATGATGAGTTCAAGGGACTGATCGCCGATCTGGAAGGAAAGAAGGTAGAATTCCGTGACTAAGGAAACCGTGGACAAGGCCGCAGAGCTTTTCACAGAAGGCTACAATGCAAGAGAAATCGGCGATATTCTCGGATATTCCGATACGGCCATCGCCTATAACCTGAAGGCAAGATTCCGAAAGGGACTTGTCAGCGCCCGGAGCGATGTCACCGAAGCGTGGAGAAAAGATCATAGGAAAATGATTATCCTCGCCGAGGTCATGGACATAAAACCCATCGCTATCCAAACCGAGAACGGAACCGAATACGCCGTCCAGACAAGCAAAGGGACGTATCCCATCACGTACGACCAGTATATGGTTCTTAAAGCATAGGAGAAAACAAATATGACAAAGAAAGAACTAAACGCAAAGATAGGAGTCCTCGCAGGGAACGGCATTGTCTCATATGCGTTCCTTCACGCCATCGGGTTAGACAATGTTTGGGACATGGGCAACGGAAAGAAAGCCAAATGCTATCGTAATTACTATCTCGGTCGTGGCATCCCCAAAAGCATTCAGGACTATATAGACAAAGGATATATGAGATGTGCCCACGAAGGTAGCCAAGACGATTATTCCTGTTTCAAAGTAACCGAGAAAGGATTTGAGTGGCTGTCTGAACTTCTCGGCATCGAAGTGGAGGAATTGAAATGAAGAAGTGCTCACATTGTCCGTTTGCAGTCAACATGGGAACGTATGAGGATCCCGAAATGGCTTGCGAGTTTTTCGGGTATAGCGTTCCTGACGAATTCGACAGCGAAGACCATGAAGGATGCAATCTGAATTTTAACGAAGCAAAGAAACTTGAAAGTCTTCAAGTAGGCGAATGGGAATTCACACCGGAATATCACTTCAAGCAAATGGTCGACAAGGACTACAAGCCGACAGAAGAAGACCTAGCCGAAGAGAAGGAACTACAGGAGAAAGGCAGAAAGAAAGAAGAACTCTACAATGAATATTTCGAAGAGCTGAAAGCAAGAAGAAAGAAGGAAGAAAATACATGTAAGAAAGGACTACATATGGAAAACATTGCCGATTTGGTGAAGTCAATACTTGAGAAGTACCCACGCTCACGCGATGACGACTACAACTTCCTCTACTGCTTCATCGTTATCTATACGAAATTCAAGGGTATTGAAGTACACCGCAACACGCTCGATGAATTCTACTTCCTTCATCAAAGCTACGGGCTACCTCCTGTCGAGACGATCTTAAGAGCGAAGAGACGGATTCAGAGCAAGCATCCCGAACTGAAAGGAGAAGAAGATGGAAGACAAGAAAGATAGATTCAAGAACCTAGGGTTCGCGTTGGAATACAACTTCCCGTTCCCGAGCGGTAGAACTTACTATCGGAACGAAAAGACAGACCTCACAATCCAATTCAACGAAATCAACAGCGAAATCGAAGATATGTACTACAACATAAACACCGACCTCAACGGCTTAGACCTTAAAAACCTATTACACTACCTATCCGTCATCGAGGGCAACCTTCTTGCCCAAGGATATGTGTTCAGCAAGGCGTATAAGTTCGCCGAGAAGGCAAGCACGAAGAGAAACCGCTCCGAGCACAACAGACCAACTTCATGCGATGGACGACTATCTCAACTACCTCGAAACAAGAGCGGTTATAGAAGGAGTAAACCTCAATGGAAAAAACGCTGAATGAAATCATAGACGATCTGGCAAATGAATTCGATGGAAATGATCCGACGGTTGTCTGCTTCCGGTACGGCGACGGCTATTACTACTCCTTCGACCCATGTGACAATACATCATCCAACAACGATCTATATGTAAACTATCTTATACGACACAGGACGGACAACCGCTATCTGAATCACAGATTCCGACGTGTAGACATCAATCCACATCTCATCATCCTCGTACTCACCGAACCTATGTGGAAAAGGAAGGAGAAAACGAATGAAGGACTATAAAAAGAAATTTGAGGAATATGGCAATGGTAAATGACATCCGAAGGCAGACCTATGACACCATCGTGAGATCCATAGACAGCGCCATCGATTCGTTGAACACTCATGACCTCGCGGATGCATTCGGTTTCATAGCCACTGCCGAGGAGAAACTGGGTGAATACAGGGCGCTCACGGGCGGTGACGGTACGGAATACAGGGAAGCCGTGCGTCTCGAGGAGACCGAGGAGCGCTTCCTAAGGGAGGCCGGCCTCGATGAGTGAGCACGGCGTTGAGCAGACGCCTCGAATGCGAAGTGACAGGGCTAAGTTCCGAAATCAAAACAGACGGTCCCAACAACTGCTATGGACAATCGGCAATTCTTATCTATATTTCCGACGATGATGTTGTCAAGGAAGAAGAGAAAGCCGAATCAGCGGAACACAAAGAAATGTAGAAAGGCATCGGAAAAGACCGAACCTAAAAAGCTACCTGTATGGTAGCTTTTTGCGGTATAATCAGCCCGAAAGGCAATGTATGGTATATGAAGAAATGGAATGACAAGCACAAAAGGCAAGTCCGCAATCTGGTTCTGTTTTTTCTGGCCGTACTGTTGATTTCCCTGGCTCTGTTCGGCATTCTCTGGCTGACCGGCGTCATTTATTTCGACGACGGAATGCACTTCAGCACAGAGCTGTTCAAGGACGTCAAGGGGTCGTTCTGGGCCTATCCGACATTCATAGCGATTCAGATCGTGATCACGATTCTCGGGTGTTTTATCCCCGGGACATCAGCCGCCATGATAGGAGCCGCCGTAGCCCTATGGGGCAGTACGTGGCAGACGTTCCTGACATGCACCGTAGGTGTGGTTCTGTCTTCCGTCGGAATGGACCTTGTCGGGCGTTTCGGCGGGTCCAAGGCCGTCATCAGGCTTATCGGTCAGAAGGACTATGACGAAGCCGTAAGGCTGGTATCCGAGAAAGGCTATACCTATCTCCCGTTCATGTATCTTCTTCCGCTGTTCCCGGATGACGCGCTTTGTATGTGCGCCGGAATAGCTAAGATGAACTTCTGGTACCATCTTCTTATCATCATCCTGTTCCGAAGCATAGGAATCGCCACGATCGTCTTCGGCATCGGAATCATACCATATAAAGAGTGGCTTCCTTTTGCTGACCATATCTACGACTGGTTCGTCTGTCTCGGTGTCATCGTCGCCTATGTCATGGCACTGTTGAAGATCTCCAGAATCATCGACAGGAAAGTCACCGCGTGGCTTGAAAAGAGACGAAATAACGGTTCCAAATAAGGAAAGGTTTTCTTCCTTGTATGCAAACCACCATCTTGACATTATAGGATTAGTGCGATACCCTATTCCTGTTCACACGAGGAGGAAAGTGCAATGGACCTATGCGGATTCTGCAGATTCTATAAGCCGAAAAACGAAAAGAAGGGGCTCTGCACCCAGAGCAGTCCGAGCTTCTATGTCAATCTGACATCCTGCATAGGATGCCCGTCGTTCCGGGATAAAGACCAGAATACGGCACAGAAAGCTCTCCGTTTAAGCGTATCGGCTGAATCGAAGAGGATTATATAAGCGAATGAGCGGGTACGTAATCGCGTTCATGGCTTCCGTCTGTTTTGTCTGTCTCGCCTCGGGAGCGTACTACATCGTCTATGAAATCAGGGACTGGAAGAAAAAATGAATCGATTTTGGGCGATCCGGCTATCGTAGATTCACATTCTCTGCGGTATAATAAATAAAAACTGACAGGGGGCGGGATATGGCTGACAACAACAAGCAGAAACAGACAATCCAGGAAGCTGTAAAGCTTGCCTATTGGAGCAAAAAAAAGATCGACGAATATGAGGGAACGGACAGTTCCAAGCATATCAGCGCCGACAAGGTTTCCTATTCTCCGGAAGCCACCGCCTATATCACCTCTTCCTGTACGGACGTGAATCAGGCCATCAACGTCATCGACTCCTATGTAGAATCCGAAAAACAGAATAAGGAAGTCAGCATCGCCGGAATCACAGCCACAACCGTCAGCAATGCTTTAAAAGAACTTTCGGACAGAGATAACGGCAAGTACACCAAACCTTCCGGCGGAATCCCGATAACGGATCTTTCTTCTTCGGTGCAGAAATCTCTGAACAAAGCCGACAGCATGACTAAGCCACACATCACACTGGAAGGTGGCACAGGCAACGGCACTCTGAAGCTCACAGTCGACGAAAACGCCCAAGACAACATCGCCGTTACAGGGCTTAAGAGCGCGGCTTATACAGAATCCGGCGCTTATGCCACCGCCGCCCAAGGAGCTAAGGCTGACGCTGCCCTTCCCAAGGATGACTTTGAGTCTTTCAGAACCGCAAACACCGCAGCGATTGCAGATGCAAGGAAGGCAGGCACCGATGCAACGGACTCCCTGAATGTTTATAAAACCACAAACGATGCCAGAGTCTCGGAGAACGCCTCGGCGATTTCCGTCCTTCAGGAATCGATGAAATCCGGAATCGCTTTCAAAGGAAAACTGGATAATCTGCCGGATGCCTCGTCTTACGATAACGGCGATCTCATTATCGTCGGCACGAAAGAATACATCTGCCTGGAAACCACTTCTTCGGGCAATACCGCCAAAGCGTGGGTTGAGCTAGGCGATGAAGGAACGCATCTGACGAAAGCCACCGCCGACGGCTATTATGTCGCCAAAAACGCAGCCATCGCTGCCGGTACTGGCACCAAAATCACCTATGACAGCAAAGGCTTGGTTACCGGAAGCACAGGTCTTTCCGCTTCCGATATTCCGGATCTCGATGCCTCGAAGATCGTGTCCGGAACATTGCCGGATGCCCGCATCGCAAGCGCAGGCACCTGGAACGAAAAGCAGGACAAGACAATCAGCATCGCCGGGATTACGGCTACGACCGTCGACAATGCTTTGAAAGAACTGTCCGAAGAAATCGCCAAGAAAGGAGACTCCGGAAAGAGCCTCTTCCTGTCTTCCGATGAGCCCTTCACTTCTTACACCTTGGTAGACAACACCGACATGGCATTCACGACCGCTCTGACAGCGAGTCCGACCGTCACCATCCCATCCGACTTTACCGGATGCATCGCCGGAGTCGAATTTATCAACAAGGAAAGTGCCGCCTCTCTGACTATCGTGAACAATTCAGGCATCGCCTTCGCCAAATTCCGAACCATTGTCAACGGAACCGATAGAACTTCCTCAAGATTGACAAAGACGGACGACACCCACTACTCGTTGACCATCAGCAAAAACTCAACGATTCAGTCCGTCTTCAAGGCCACCGCTCTTGGACTTGACATTGACATTCGAGAGATGGATTACAAGGAGGAGAGTTGATGAACGGGCTTAACTGGTGGGACCAGATCCTGCTCCGACCGTACAGGCCCGTCCAAATAAGCCAAATAAGCATTGTCGGAGCAATCACGATCGGCGTTGACCTTATCGCCACAGCAATCGCAACGACAAATATCGGCCTGACCGCCAATGCGAACGTCGAACTCGACGGTGCGGTCACTCCTCTTATTCTTACAATAGCCAATCTCGGAGCAAACGGAGATCTTGTCGTCGATCTGTCGGCTTCTCCCGAGCAGACAAATGCAAAGGAAAGCGCTGCAAACGCCGAAATAAACCTCGGCGCGGACCCGCTTGAGATTCAGACCATCAGATCTTCTCCCTCATCCGGTACTGCCGAAATCGTCTTATCGGACACCGCCAGAGCCCAGGCAATATCCAGGACCATCGACATCTATTCAACCACGGAACTTGCCGTTGATATAACCGCCATCGCCCAGTCCGCCAACCCAATCAACATAGTTGGGAATACGGATTCCGAACTCGGCGGTGTGTTCTCGCCGTCCGCCCAAAGTGTCAGCTTCTTCCCTTCTTCCGAATCCGTAATGGAAATCAGCGGAACAGGTTCTCTCTCCGCTTTCGGAAAAAAGGATCTCTCTTCTTCGACCACTTTGAGCCTTACATCTACTGTCCCAGTCGCCAAACAGAGACAGGGACTGATGAGTGACATCAGCGCCAAAAAGATGGCCGATGTCGCATCCGAAACTTTGCTTGACGTGTCGTATATACTATCTGAATAAGCCATAAAAGGAGGAAATTAACCATGGCAATGACTCAGACGTTAGCTGAAAACATCAGACGCAATCTCATCGACGGAAGCACTGGCGGTTCTTCCCAAACCAACTGCTACTTAGCCATCTTAACCGGAGCACCGACCTCTGCCGGCGATGTCACAGATGTCGAAATCCCTTTTTCGACCGGCTATGCTCGTGTCGAATGCGGAAGAGCGATGTCCGGCCTTTCCTACGACTCTTCCGAGAAGTGTTTCTATTTCACCAACTCTCAGAAGATCACCTTCCCTTGGGTCGATCAGGAAGTCACCGGTGCGGCCTATTGGGCAATCCTTCCGTCTGCCACCGGCAAGACCGCTCTGGCTTACGGAACCCTCGAGTCCACCGTCAACCTTACTGCCAAACAGGCCTACGCTTTTGCAGTCGGAAAACTCAAAATCATCCTGAAGTAGAAAAATAAGGAGACCAAACAATGGCTGAAACGACCTACACCACTACTGCCAACGTCGGCCTGAAAAAAGTGATCACTGAATCTTCCAACTATGCCAAAGTCACCAACGAAGACTATTGGAAGATGCAGAATGAAAACCTTGATTCCATCGACACTGCAATCGGCAAGAAACAGAACAGGATCACTTTCACGGCCGGCTCCGGCATTTCGATTGAGACTTCTGATGACGGAACCGTCAAAATCGCCTGCTCTTACTCTGACGGAGATGCGGAGACTTACTGATCATGGCGGACACAGATAAAGTAGTCGTTACCAAATCGAAATTGGTCGCCATTGCCGATGCGATCAGAGCCAAAAACTCCACTTCTGACAAGATGAGCCTCGACTCCATTCCTGACATCATCGCCAACCTAAAGACCGGCGGTGACCTTTCCGAGACGACAGTGGAACTGAACCTAGCGAACGGAGACCAAACAGTTTCCGCTCCGAAAGGGACAGGATACTCAAAAGTCACGATCTCGAAACCGGCAACGCTTTTGCCTGCGAACATCGCCAGCGGTGTCGAAATCGCCGGTGTCATGGGTACGGCCAGCGTTGACGGAACCAAAGCAAGACTCAATACTCCTACAATCTCATGGAATGGATCAAGTCCTACGCTGACCATTACCAATCCTTCAGAAAACGGAAATTTTGCCGACGGATACTACATCTACAAAGACGGGGTAAAAGTATATACATATACATCCACTCTTGGCCAGGGAACCAGCTATAGCTACAATATGGGCTCAATCGGTGACAATGTGACCGCCGTTTTTACTGCCGCTATCTGGGCAAGTGACATGGTTGAAAGCGATAAACCGGAATCTATCACCTATGGGCATTATACTGTGACTCAGACCCTGTCCTCACATCTTCAGACAGATTCTGCCCCTACGTCGAAATATCATGATCAGTCACTCACTGAAACTATTTCAGTGGCAGCGACCGAAGGATCCGAACATGTCTATCTCCCAGCCAACATTGACTGCACTTACGCTGACGGAACGGTTCCTGATTATACATGGGATCCTTTCACAGGGGCTCTCAGCATTCCTAAAGTCAAAGGAAAGCTGACCATTACAATCACAGAATCAAACCTCAGGCTGTTAAGGCCTTCTACTCTCACACGAAAGAAGACCGTTCTTACATGGACGGCAGTAGCCAATGCAACTACCTATGAAATCCATGCTTTCTCCGATTCGATGACTGACCGGGCAATCTATACAGGAACGGATCTCACATTTGACTTCTCCTCAGTCCTGACGGAAGAAGGGAAATATACGATCTACGTTGTCGCCAAAGCCGATGGGTTCCAAGATTCTCCTACAACAGGAGCATCAAGGATATCCTTCCACTACAATCCGAATGCCTCCTTTGATGATGTTCTTGCCAACAATAGCTGGGAAGACATTGCCGAAGCCTGCTCTCTCGGAATGGCGGCGGACTTATGGAAAGTCGGAGATGAGAAGACTGTCACTCTCACCAACGGCAAGGAGTACACCATTCAGATTGCTGATCTTACAGAAGGACGCTACAAGACGGCTTCAGGCGATTCCTGCCATGCAACTTTCATCTTCAAAAACTGCTCTGAATCAAACTATCATTGGAATACTTCAGCCACAAATGAGGGGGGCTGGCCTTCTTCGTATATGAGAAATACGGTCATGAAGAACATTCTTGCTTTGATTCCATCCGAATTGGCTGATTTTCTTCTGAGCGTGGAAATCACATCGAACGGCGGTTCTCGTCATCCCGCTGCCGATCTGGCATCTGATGGCGATAAGCTCTTCTTACCTTCAGCCTATGAAATTTACGGAGATGATCCAAACAACTTCTGCGGCTGGGGAGCTGGCTACTTCAATAATGCTTCTTATGCGGGGGAAACGACAGGAGGACAATTCGGCCTTTTTGCTACGTATACAAGCAGAAATGACTTCAGAAGAGCACCTCTGAGCAGCCCGACTTCCTATCAATACTGGTGGTTGCGCTCGCCTTATCATAACGGTCGCAGCACTGTATTTCTCGTTAGCTCTTCGGGCGATATCAGCAGCTATAATGCCAACTCCAGCGATCGCGTCGTGCCATGCTTTGCTATGTAATCCTTAATCTGGCCAATCTGCCGTCCGCAAGGGCGGCAGAGAAGCCGTAAAAAATAAAACACAATGTCAGTACCGAAATGGAAAAGAAAAGAATCCCCGGTAGCATTCTTAGATAATGCCAGGGAAATCCTAGTTCTTACCTATCGTATGGCGAAGAAGCTTCCGAAATCCGCTACTTTCTACTTCAGTCTCGATCTGTTCAGCTACGCAAAGAAAGCCTATGAATGTATCTCTATTGCCAACTCGACAGATAATCGCTCCGAAGAAGGAAGAAGCATCAGAAAACAAAAGTTTTCAGAAGCTATCGGAGAGTATGAGTCTATGGATATGCTTGCCGGTCTTGCCTATGAGGCAATCACAGAAAAGAAATTCACAGACAAGGAGCTTGCCGAATTAGGCATCAGAATCGATACCGAACGCAAGCTCCTCAAAGGCGTGATGAGCAGTGATGACAAGAAGTTATCTCAGTCTCAATAGAGATTTCAGATAAGGGGTAAGGGCTGAAATTTGCGCATCCGCAGTCGCCCGTTCTGTTTTGCGCTCGCCTAATCATAACAATAACAACAATGTATTACTCGTTAACTCTTCGGGCAATATCAACAACAATAATGCCAACAACAACAATCGCGTCGTGCCATGATTTGCAGAGAGAGGAAATTCCTTTTCTCTCGTGCCAGACCGAGTATCCGCGAAAGCGGAGAAAGCAGTGCCGATCATGCAAAGGAGTTCTTATCCCGATCCTTACGAATCAAAAAATTGAGCTTTGCAGCTCGGGCTGTCGACTCGCTACTTGCATGGCAAGGAAAGCAACGCACCGCCTTGTTTCATGGCAGTCCCGAAGCCTGCTGCTGCGCTATAGCAGGGTGCAAAGCATTCCTCCTAGAAAGGAAAGAAAATATGACATCTTCTGAGAGAAGGGAATGCCGGTATCAGCGCCGAATGGTCAAAAGGAAATCTCACCAGCATTTCTATGAATTCGATGAAGTATTCACTTTTTCGAATCTATGGAAGGCATACAAAGGGTGCTGCAGAAATGTCGGATGGAAAACTTCGGTCATCAATTACAAAGCACATGCCTTTACCGAAGTAGCGAAAACTTACGTTTCTCTTCACAATGATTGCTTCAAGGTTCAGAAATCGACGAAATTCAATGTCATCAGAAAAGGGAAGGTCAGAGTGGTCACCGCTACGCATATACGTGAGAGAGTGCCTGAGAAATGTTTCTGCGAAAACTGCCTTATTCCGATGCTTCGGAGAACACTCATCTACGACAACGGAGCTACCTTACGTGGCAAAGGGACAGACTTCGCCGTGAAAAGGCTGAAGTGCCATATCCTTGCCTATTCGAGGCAATATCCGAATCAAGAAGGATATGCCCTCGTTATGGATTTCCATCATTACTTCCCCGAAATCAGCCATGAAGTACTCTTCGCTATGATCGACAGACAGCCGATGGATGCCCGCCTGAGAGCTTTCTACCACACAGTCATCGATGTCATGGAAGGCCTGAATCTTGGGTCTCAGCTTTCTCAGATCTCCGCGGTATGGTTCGCCTCGAAATATGATCATTATTGCGAAATGCATTCATTGCACTATGGCCGATATATGGACGATTCCTACCTTATAAACCGCACAAGAGAAGAATCAGCCGAAGCCATGTGCGGTATGAAAGAAGTTCTCCGGGAACTGAAGATTCTGGTCAATCCTTCAAAACTGAAAATCGTGAAACTCTCCGCTGGCGTTCCTTTTCTCAAAAGAAGGTTCATAGGGAATCTCGTGATTCCGACTATGGACTCCGACCGCTACATCTATCACAAGATGAAGAAGATGATACGGAACGATACTCTGGTCGATGCCGGTATGACATACAACGGATGGCGGGCATATTTTGCAAAAGCAAACGCCTATCCGAGGCTCCTGAGAATGGATGCCTATGTAAAGAAAGAAGGATTTCTAAAAAATGAAAAGAAAATTCAGAACAATCATTGACGATGACGGAAATGCCGAAGTCTACGATGAAAGCGGAAATCTGATAAAAACGATGAAGCTCTCCGAGGCTGACAGAGCACGACTCATAAAGGCCAAAGAGACTAAGAACAAGAAATAAAGTTCCGTCAATCATAAATCCGAACCCGGGGCAACACCCGGGCTTTTTGTTTGCGGAAAATAAAACAATGTTTGCAAAAATACATTTCCTGTTGACAAAAATGCAAATACGGGTTTATACTTATGCCGTAACCAAACGAAAGGAGACACAAATGGTTAACAAAAAGATGTTTCTCTATCATGTCGCCCTCAGGGAAAAGACGTGTCGGGAAGTCGCAAAGGAGATCGGGGTGAATCCCGTTACGCTGAGCCACAAGCTGAACGGCAAGAGCGACTTCACGCTGGAGGAGATGCGCGGCATCCGCAAAGCGCTGAAGCTGTCCGATCAGGAAATGGCGGAAGTCTTCCGATTCGACGATTAGAGAAGTGCCATCCGAAAAAGAGAGGAAAAAACAAATGGGTAAAACAAAAAAACGCGCCGGTCAGGTCAGCACACAGCTTGTCCGGGCAGATATCGAGGAAATCCGGGCGAACTTCATGAAGCCGGAATTCTGGCAGAAGAAGTGGGTCATCTTCCGGCATGGAAATGCCGTCTACACGCTTTCCATCGGCTCCATCAACGTGGAAAAGATGAACGTCGACATGAGAATCCGTTCATCAGACGCAGAATTCCCATGGGAGTATTCCTCATTCGAGGTCCCTGTCAACCACCCGGAATATTCCCAAAAGAAATTCTCCATCGACATCGAAAACAGCCTTCTCGAATGCATCCATGACGAAGAAAAGGACAGACTGCGCCAATCCATGACCTATGCCAAGCTTTATGACGAAGGTCTCCGTATCGATGCGGAAATCCAGAAGAGAGCCGCCGATTGGCTGGACGAAAAAGGCGAAACCAACGAAAAGATCAGAGAGGCCTACATCGATGCAGTATCCGATGCCTATTGGGAAGACCACGAGAGACCGGAAGAGGAGTATCTCCGAAGCAACGCCTACAAGGTCATGACCAACGTCTATATTCTTGCCCTTACGTGGTTCGAAAACAAAAAGATCTTCGATGACTATATGGAAAACAAGATCCCGAAGTCCACAAGAAAGAACAACGAGGCCCTTCTTGTCTGGAAGATGAAGAAGGAGCTCTCCGACGAGGACTTCATCAGCCGATATCTTGAGATGACACCGACGACTGAAGAAGTATAATAGTATCGTAAACTGCCACAAGGGGGGGATTCCGATGAAGCGTTCCGAAGAACTGAAAGCCATGGTGCGAAAATCCAGGATACGCAACAGAGCCGTATCCGCCGTCATATACATACTGAGCGATGCCCTCTATGTAGGTTCGGTGCTTTATCGGGCTCTCCATCCTGTGGATACGGCGTATGACGTCACGTTCTATATTCTCGTCACGCTGGCGGCCTTCATGCTCATCGGTCTGAACTTCCTCTCCTATCGGGAGGCGAAAAGACATCTCGATCAGGCAGAGAAGGAAATCCGACAGCTCGAAGAAAACGAAAAACAGGAGGATATATATCCATGAAGAAATTACTGTTGGCGATTGCTATGTTGTTCACACTTGCTGGATGCAGTGTCCAAGCCGATACCGCATCCGCCTCCGCACCGGAACAGAGCGAAGTCTCTGCGGAGAAGAAAGACAAGCCAAAGTGGGGCTATACGAAGGTCCATATCTTCGATGGTCCGAAAGGCGGAACATGCGTCCGGATCAAGGACTGGAATTTCGCCAGTGTCTCCGGAAGCAACTGCGCCATCATCGTCTATTTCTCGGACGAGACCGTTTTCAAAGGCGGGAAAGCGTTCCTGCCGGAGGGAACCTACATGCTTCTCGACGGCAGGTGCCCGATCTGCTCCGACTGACGAGTCAGTACACAGGAGGAAATACCAATGAAATTCAGAAAATGGCTGACACTGGCGGCTGCTGTCATGAGTCTTACCGGCTGCAAGGCCTCCCATGTCGTCAATTACAATCTGCGCAGTCAGGCGGACAACTTCTCCATCTATCGCAGATTCACTGCCATGAATCTCAGGAACAATTATAAGCTCCTTGAAGTCGAAGGCTATCTTGCCATCGAAAACGACAAAGACGACGACATCAACATCACCATCCGCACCGGCGAAGATTCCTATCTTCTGAACTATGTCCACATGAAGTCCGAGTGGACGACCTACATGGTAGAACAGACGGAGAATTCCCACACCGATCCCTATCATTACGAGGTCCACTGGTTCGCAATCGTCCCGGACAATCAGGGCGGTCCGTCCGACTTCTGAGGATCGGTATGCACGTTATGCCAAGGGATGCCCAAAAAGCACCCCTTTTCTTATAAAATGTTAAGTATATGGTTGACATTATATGATTACTTCTGATACAATAGTGGCGTTCAGATAAGGAGGCAAACAGCCATGAAAGAACAGACGAATTACGGAATCATTCCGGACGGAGCGGAAAGGCACCTTCTCATATCCTACTTCGGAAAACAGAGCGGCCACATCGTATCGGTCGAGAAGGTCGAGACCGATGCCGATACCATCTTCAATTATGTCGAGGCGAAGCTTGACGACGGAAAAACCATTGATATCCTGCTCACGAAGAGGGGAAACCATTTCCCGGAGATGAAGCCGGGCAGAAAGTACACATGGACCGAATTGGTCGGCACCGAAGGAGGAAAACAGGAGGCATAGGAAAGATGGACATTCACATTTGATAAATCTCCCTTCACTAAATCACTGAAGTAGGAGGCAATGGTATGAAGAGAAAAATAGTGTTATCCATCAAGCCGGAATATGTAGCAAAGATCTTAGATGGAAGCAAGAAGTTCGAGTACCGTACACGTGTTGCTAAGAAGGATGTCGATTCCTTGCTTATCTATGAGACTGCTCCTATGAAAAAGGTAGTTGCCGAAGCAGAGATTCTTGATGTTTTAGCTATGCCTCCTGAAGATTTATGGAAGCTTACAGAGAAAGAATCCGGAATCCGTAAATCTTTCTTCGATTCCTATTT